CACCGTATGCTAAGACTAAGCTTCCATCATGCCCTTGAATCATTGTTCTTGGTGTTACATATGTTGTATCCAAGTAAATTTTAGGGTCATAGTCTGGTAAAATACCTAATTTAGCAGGGGTTTCTGGGATATAACACCCATCTGTACTGTCATATTCATAAATTGTTATAACATCATCTAATACCAATGGTGTAAATATGTTAACAAAACCACCAGTACTAAATTCATAGTCATGCTCGCGCAACAATTGAACACCATTTCTATATACACCAACCGCCTTATTTGACAATGATGATAAATTAAAATCAGTAAGTAATGGGAATAATGTGTTACGTACATCGATTACTGTGAAATCACGTTTTACTTTTGCCCCATACGGAACCATATCACTAAAATAATAAGGTGACGACTTTTGTTTATCTTTGTTAATTTTTTGTAAAATTAAATCAACCATTTTGGCTGGGTCAGTTTCAACACCTAGTGTTTCTGCGACTGTCATGAATAATTTTTTAAACTTTACATAATCATCACGACTCTTTTCAATAGCTCGAATGATATTATTAACTTCGGTTGTAATATGATATAATGACAATCCAAATGGGCCACTATGTTGTACAAATTTGGTACCTAACGATGATACATTACCCGCATCTCGTAAATTACTGACACCTGGATATATACCGGTAAAATTTTGAATATTCTGAACAATAGACCCTACGTGATCGATTACTTCACCAAGTGTAAAATCAACTAAAACTTCGTTTAATGGGTTATTTTGCAAATTATTTGGGATTTCATAGAACCCTTTACTATTCGTCGGTTGCTGTGTGTACGCGCGTATCGTAACCACATCGGTTGGTGATAACGCATAGTTAATTCTAACAACTTTATACATATGCAAATCATAAGTCGTCCAATTAGAATCAGCAATCCATATACCATTTACAAATACTTTGATACGTAAATCAGATAACATTGTGATATCATCAAACATATCTAATACGTAATCATTATGTATTACAATACCAGACCCGGTAAGCTTACCGGCAGTACCAATGAACATAGCTCGGTTGTCAGAATACCAAATACCAGCGTCAGAAAAATCAGTATCAACATAATCATATATCGTATACAATCTATCAGTAATAATACTATCAACAGTGGTCGAAACCTCCGCATTTTTGTATATTCTAACTACACCTTGAACCATATCAACAGTATTTTTAATCCAACCATTTACATAATTGGTTGAATTATTCTCTGTTTTTACTAAAAATCCAATATCAGTATATTTGGTTTTTACAGTGGGTGAATTATATTGAAAACTATCGGTAACTAAATCAAAATTAAAAACAATATCACCAATATTGTTAATATTTTTATACGCCAACGGGAATCCCAATACCGTATCATTCGCTCCAGACCCGACTTTATATGAAAATAATTTGGTACCTTCAAATGAACTAGCAACATAACTGGTGGTATCACCATATGAGATACCTAATTCGTCAACGATATCAAACATCGGTGGTTGATTCACATGGGTTTTTTCCTGTGTAAATACCCATTCTGAACCATTATACCATACCATTTTCCCTTTATTCTTGATACCATCTTTTATTAACGTAACTTGATTGATAACTGGAGTGGCAACCTCATTCAAATGTATCTGACGCGATGTCTTTCTATAAACAGCATTAACTGTCATATTTCCAGTATCATTACGTTGAACAACCGATGGGGTGTTTATTTTTTCAGAAATAGTAATGGTGTTTAAATCAACAATTGATGACACAAAATATTCTTTTTCTGGGATGATATTACCAATCCCTTCGCCAGAAAATACGATACGTTGCCATAAAATCATATTTTCAGATGTTTCAACCACAACTAAATCACCATCTGAGATAGTACTCGTTGCGTAAGTGTTAATAGTACGAGTTGCGGTTTCATGCAATACATCCACAAACTCAACTTGGTAAATTTTATTATGTACTAACTTATCAGTATCCGCTGTGAATAAAATTCTATGGCCATTTGCCAATTGGATACCATCAACATTGTATCCATACGCACCTTCAATCGTGGAAAATACATCGGTTGTTGATGTATCAATCATGTTAATATCTTGGATTGCGCTAGTACCAAAATTATATAACTTTAAATTAGCATCAAACTCAATAATAGGACGAATCGCACGGGCGGATTGATCCTCAACAGAAACTTTTCCATTTCTACTTGCACTTTTTGCAATTACATCCTTATGCACCCAACGGTTATATCTAGTCCAATAGTTATGGTCATCGCTAGAACGGTTAATTACAATATAATCAGGTGTACCCGCATACGAGGTCGCATCTGCAAATGGTTTTGAGTCAAATGGTATAGAATCAAACAATATGTTTTCAGCGGTCGTATACGACCCAACCACCTCAAGTATGTCAGAAGAAATTAATTTAATAGATGACCCAACACCTTCAACATAGAATGAACCAGATGCATACTCTACTGGAGTAATATTTCCTTCAAACGTAACTTTCATTCCATTACTAAAAGCGGTTCCGTCACTTAATACATATGATTTCTTACCGATGATGGATTTTGCAACATCCATCTCTGTATTTTCAGTAATATCTAAAATATGAATAACACCACCAATATCAACATCTGTCTCACTTTGGTAATACAATATGTCAGGCGCATCCAATGGGACTGGAAAAATTAATTGTCCAGATTCAATGCCAGCATTATCAAATGTATCTGAATAATATCTTGAATATGGACCAGTAACCCGCTCAGTTTTTACACTAAATGGATTGTTTGGGCTATCAACATTTATTACATAAGTTTGGCCTCTATATAATGTCAACACTGGATTACTTGTAATTCCATCTGGTGTGAAAACATATACATTACTACCAGAATTAGCTACCAACGACACCGACATTTCCGTGACCGTATTTAACTCGTGTCCTCTAACCACAATAATATCTGGACCATCTGGTAGCCAATAATAATTTTGAAAATTGACAAATTTATCCCAATCTATATGTGGATTCCAACTATAAAACTCTTGTGTATTCAATCTTTCATGGTTTGAAACATTTGCACCAAATACTTGAAGTTGGTTGATATAATCTTGGTAATCTTTTAAAAATGTGATATTATTACTGGTATCTTTTACAACAAAGCCCGGTTCTAATTGATAATTTTGTCTTGTAACATCTGCCGCTGAAATAAAAATATCATCACTAGTCGATGCCTTGGCATTTTGTCGCCCAATATATCCATTAACTTTCTTAACGGTTCCTGGTTGTAATAATTGATCTATAGTTGATTGTAGAAACTTTTTATTACTTTCAGTTTGGTATATTTTTGGTAAAAAACCTGCACCGATGATGTTATTTGCATTTGGATTGATGCTGTCAGCCATTAGATACTCCCATATGATGAACTTGTTATAGCTTGCTGTGATGATACAGTTGTTGCGTTTGTGCTAACACCTGATTTAATGTTACTTGCGGTAATACCAGAAATGATTTGAATATCATCTACGGTTGCGCCACTAATAAATATTTCATTGTTAGCTGATTTAATTTCAAATAAACTTCCAAAAGATAGTCCAGATTTAACTGGAACTATTACAAAATTAGCAATGTTTGGTGCTAATTTATTCATAATGTATGCTGATAATTCAGAAAAGTAGAAAGTATCACCAAAATCCCAATTATCTAAAACGAAAAATTGGTTAACTGCAGTGATCACTTGTGATTTTATGTCATTATCGGATAGAACCACACCCGGTGTTTTTGTAATTTTAAATGTGGCTTGTAATTCTGGGGTGGCATTTGTCCCAAATAATATTTTATATTTTACTGGATGATATACTATCTCATCTGACATAGTTTTTATCAAACTTAATGATGGTGACATTGTGTTATAAAGTTCATCAGTACTTGGTGGCAACGGTTTTGAGGTCAATGAACCGTTTACCCACTGTCTCATCGAAATGTCGTACTGTTTGGTTAAAATATATACATCGATAATATTGCTAACCCCAGGATCAATACGTGATTCATGGTCCGCATTATGAATATATTGGAACTTTAGCAAATCTCGACCAGAATATACTAGATAATCCAACGTTGGAACTAAGTCAGCGGTTGATTTATCCAAGCGTTTTACGGTGTCTAAATTAGTGAAATAAAAATATTGCCCATCAGTAAAACTAGACATATCGTCTGGTACTGAATCCAATACGATTATAGTTGACGAACTATTAGATATATATCTGTAATCATCTTGCCCATACGTGATTGCATATTTTTCTTCAACAATATACTTACTTAATGGATTGTCACTGGGCGCAACTAAGCTGATAAACAGTTCTGGATTATCAACAACACCGTTATTATCAAAATCTGAAAAAGTTACGATAACTTTTTTAGTATCAACATATCCATCTAACCCAATATATGGTTCAGCAATCTCCCATACTAAATCATGGTTCATTGGTGTGGTTGAATCTGGTAATGTGTTAATTCCTAAAACTCTAATAGAATCCTTAACTAATGTATTAGTTCTTGAATCATATACTCTACTATTTGAGTCGAAATAAAACCTAATCTGCTTATCACTCTCAAACACATAGCGTAACTCACGACTAGTTACAGTGTAAAATTCATTATCAGTTGTAAACAATAACAACCAACTGGCATCCTTTTGTTTGTTTGTCAAATCGCCCTGATTACCTAAGCTAAATTCAGCCGAGATATTTAAATTTTGTTCAAAAATCAATGACCACGCTTGGTTGTCAGAATCATATCGCAATCCAAACGGCTTATTTGAAAAAATTAAATCAACCATTGTTGTTATAACACTAGATGGTATTATTGTTCTCCAAGATGGTATTATTTGTGTAATAATAGACTTAGACGGTACTGGAACATTCATCAATATTGGGCCATCCCCAGTTGATAACACCCCTTTCCCAAGTGCTCTACCATCATCGGTAACTTTTACTATTTCAGCCCAAATATATGATGATGCACCTGCAGCATCACCAGTACCAAGTACCAATGCATTTGAGTTATTAGTATCAAAATAATACCCTTCTGGTGCTGCAAATCTTACTAAGGCACCTTGCTTGAAATATTTCAGATCAGTACTAGCATAAGATCCAACCGCATAGATTTGGCCATCATTTGCATCACTTCCAATGTACCCAGTTGATGATGTAACATCTAATGTTACTGTATTCCACGATATATTAAGACTTTGTGATATGAATTTAACAAATCTAGAATAATAGTAATCACGAATTGATTGTTTTTTTATTAATTCATAAATTACGTTAGTAATAATTCCTTCAATATCAGTCTTATTCTGGTACGAGAACTTAGTTGTGTTTACAAATTCTTCTTTATACAATACACCATCATCAGCAAACAAGTTAGTTGAACTGTATTTTCCCGTTGGGTCAACCAAATCGAAATATCTACTAATTCCACTCGCAGCTCGATTTATTGACTTTACTTTCAACACTTGTTGGTTAACACTTAATGGACTAATGTTGTAATCCTCACCAGTTACCATTCTATTCTGTGTATAATAATTTGCTGGTGCATTTGCCTTAATCGATGCGTTGGTTTCAGTCATTTCTGAGTTGGCAACAGACGATGCTAAACTTAATGTTAAACTTAATACCTCTTGCTGATTTGTGGCTGATAGATATGGGATGGAAATTGCAATATTTCGTATATCTTTAGTGTTAATTGAATATGATAATCCGTTGCTCACACGATAATATGTTCTAAATTTACCCGATGGCTTATTACCAAATGTACCATCGCTAAATCCCAAACTAACCGCATCCCCAGCTCTAGTTGTAATAGTGTAAATAGATCTAATATTTTTATTCAAACTATTATAAATGATATTGTTTCCTTCAAGACTTGGAACTGGTGTCCACAAAGTCGATTCTAACCCATTTTGGTCTAATTTGTATAACCATACGTCAGTATTGTTAATACTTTGAGAATCAATATCCACCGATTCGTTATTACTAGGTTGTTCTATTGAAAATGTACCAGTATTCAAGATACCTTGGGTAAAATTAAAAAAGAATCCTGAACCAGCACTACCGTATCCACGGCCATCATCACGATACACACACGCAATTCTATTATTCAGTTTTGGGGCTTCTTCATAGATAAACTCTTTACCAGAAAAAGTGGTACTAGTAATTTCGAACGTCATTGAACGACCGGATACATTTTTTGAGAAACTATAAACCGGAACATCGGTGTTGACAGAATTAAACCGATATTGTTCTGTTGGAATATTGTAAATAGTTGCTTTATCTGAGGGACTTCCAAATTGTTGAGTAGTTGGGAATGCCGCATTTAAAATAGAAATAAATTGGTCATACCAATTAGTGTTAGATGGATCATTCCAAGTTATCACCTGACCTGATAGATTTCTTCCTGTGCTATCTATTACACTCTGAGTGGTCTGAATTGTTGAAAATTTCAATAATCCTTTTGCTGCAATATTACGTTTAGCATTATAACTTACCATTCTGGCCAGTCGTAAGACACTATCACGGCGTTCGGCAAGCTCTAAAAAATTTTCACGAGCATTCAAGTCTACACGGAATGCAATACTCTGTCCTAAAAATGCAATTACATCAACTAACGCCAAGTATTCAGAACTTTCAATGTAATCATTAAAATCTTCTGGGTAATTTTGACGAATATAATCAATCATTGTTCGTCTTAAATTCTCAAAATCATAACTTTGAAAATCCGCATTTCTAAAAGATTGATATATTTTTTTCCAATCTTCTGCTACTAGCAATCTATTCTGTCTGTTTATTGCACTCATAATTGTTATCCTAATACTCGTATTTATTGATTAAAGTTATGTCTATAGTTTATTGCACTAACATGCCGTTGGCTTGGTCAAATTTAATTTGCATTTGTTGTGAAATGTTGTATGGTAAAAATGTTAGAACGCAATCAATTTGAATTCCGTGTTCATATGCGGAAACGGTTACCTTTTCAGGCTTCACGCGTGGGTCATGGTTAATGATTTTGTTTACATTTTGTACTATTATATTTTTCATTTGCTCAGTCATTGGTTCATACAATAAATCCCATATAACTGTACCAAAAGTTGGCTGCATCAATCGCTCACCTTGTCTTACATGAAAATGATTTAACAAATCTTGTTTAATTAAATCAAAATCATATAAATTAAAATTTTCAGACGCCGAACTAAGTGTACTAAACCCTTTATACATTTTGGATCTAATTTGATCCGTACTTTTTGATGTACTAACAACTGTTTTTGTATACAGCTTTGAATTTGAACTCATTTTATTTCTTCCCCTCTGACCCTTTTATCTTTGCAAAAGTATCAGTTTTAGTTGTTGGTTGTTTATATGGTTTTGGCGGTGTAATTTTAGGTGGCGTTTCAACCGCCCGTGTTTTAGCTGGGACAACTGTGTCCGGTGCTAAATTTTCGTGGCCGACCCATGGTTCAGCTGTTGGAACTCTAACTGGGACAAATGCCTTAGTTGCTTTTCCTGAATTTAAATGAATGTTACCACCGTCAATATTTGTATTTTTTGCCAATACTTCAAAGTTTTCAGTTGGCGTAATTTTAGTATAACCGGTTGATTTCATATTGATATTTCCACCAGCATTAAAATTAATATCTCTTGCAGCACTAATATTCAAATCATTACCGGTGTAAACACTAATACTATCGGCTGAATACACATCTATTTTTCCATTACTAGTCAATTCAACCCACGCGGTCCCACGCGCATTTCCGATATAAATTAAATCTTCGCTGTTATGCAGTAATATTTGATGTCCAGTTCTAGTTCTAATTCGTACTAGTTCATTGTGTGGGATATTTACATTTCCACCAGTTTCACCTTGTTCCACTGAAGCGTAATCTGGTCCAGCTTCTGAGGCGGGTTTTTTTCGTAAAAACTTATCATCGCCATCATCCATTACAAATGTTGCACCACCCAGTCTACTAACCGGGGCATTTACCACAGCGTGTTCTGCTTTCCCAATTGCACCGCGTTTTGACCCAGAATTTTTATCTAACGGACCAGGCGTGCTTATACCAAATACCGAACTTGGGGTCTCACGTCTTGCACTACTTGTGGTTGTACCACGGACATCATCTAAATTTAACCCTTGTTTTTCTAGTACCGTCGCAAATGGGTGTTTTGGTTTTTTATATTGGGTCGTATCACCAGCAGTTCTGTTAATTTTCTTATTGTATTCTGCAACTGGCGAGCGTTCACCTTTACCACCAACCGCAAATTGGGTTGCTGCAAGACCAGGTATCATGAAATTCATATTTTCGTCTTGTACGCATCCTATCCAATATCCACGTTTAGGGTCGCCATCTATAAAAATAACAACAACCTGGGTTCCTGGGTCTGGTGGGATCATCCACATACCATAACTTTTTTGAGTATTATTGAAATCATCAGGATCTTCGGCTGTATAAGCAACGCCAGTTACACCGTAAAATGGACTCATATATTTTACTTGGTGAACCTGTCCCTCAGATGCATTATTCCCAACTGGTCGTAATATCTCAACTTCCAATCCACCCATATACGTTGGGTCCAAATGACTCACCACTTTTGCTAAAAATGGTCCAGGCGTTGGTGTGGGTTGGGAGGTTTTTGCTTCATCTACTCTATTTGTCATATTTTCTCTTATTTGTCTGTTATGGATCTTGTTATGTTTGCTGCCATATTTCCAATATCTTTACCGGTTGTTTCAACAAACGTGGCTGCATCACCAGCAAACTCAGTAATGTCGTTAACCAAATCTGTGCCTAAAAACTCAGTGACATCATTGAAAACATCACTAACGACTTTTCCTGCAGAATCGAGAAACTCACCGATTTCGTTAGTAATATGAAAGTTCGATGTACTAAATGTTTGATTTTTATTCTCAGGCATCTTAGATTCTTGCAGAATTCTGCGAGTACCTTGTAATGTCTGTGTAAACTTACCATCTTTAAACGTTGAGGTAACACCCCAAACTCGATAAAACCCACTATACTGCATAATTGGTGTTGAATTGATTTGGCTAGAAAAATCATATACACCAGTTGATTGTTTTATATCAATCGGTGTTCTAAATTTAACCAAAATATCAAGTTCACCACTTTGATAGTTGGCGGTGCCATCTAAATTCAAATTTATATATTGAGTTGGCATTGAGGTATAATTCCCGGTACCACTTTGAGTAATATAATATGGATCACCTAATATCTCTAATGACAATTCTGTCATATCCGCCTGACTATTATTGATAGTATCGTGGAACAATCTAGCAGCACGGGTTGCTGCATTTTCTGTACCACCGCCACCCAATTTGTCAGACGGTGTTGAGGTTCCAGCGTATGAGGTTTGGGTTGGCGTTGATTCTTTATCTGGGGCATTACCTGTCAACTTTAACGTATTTGACTTGGTGGATACATCTGTACCATTTTGTGCAGCAGTTTTAATGTCCATTGAACCTTTTACACCATCCGCAGACATCATGGTTTGAAAAGTATTCTCAAATTTTATCTGGAAATTCAATACATCCGTATTTTTACCAGTATAAATGTAATTGTAATGTTTAATTACTTGAGAATATAACTTATCATATCCTGGTGGCTTTGAATTAGGTGGTAATGGGCCAGAACTCACATGTACCATGTAAGGTATTACACGATACACAAATAATCTGGGTTTTTTACCAGTTGTTTTCATATTTTTATCACTAGATACCACATATGTCATGACATCAATCTTCCACCACTGCCGATATCCTTCCGGTGTTAACCTAGCTGGGTCGAATGATTTTTCTGGGAAATCACTCATCAGCAATACTTGGTTAATAGCATTCATAATATCTGTATCTTGTCTAAATCTAAAATCACTTTTAGATACATCAATACTATTGTTTATTCTCACCCAAACTTGTTTGTCTGGGTCCCACACTTTACTCTCTTGTCCAAATGGGACATCAGCGCGGCGGTCAGTACTAAATCCAAGTTTAGCCTTACCCATATCATTACATTGCTCAATTGCTTGAACTAATGTTTCATTCTTAGCACTTCTGGAAACACCTAATTTCTGCAATACGTCTGGATTAGCGGTATCAATAGTTCGGGTGGTCGCGCCTGACGAGTCCTCTGATTCAACTGGTGCGGAAATATTAGATGGATTTGTGCCTACATTTGTCGGAAAAATAATAACGATTTCGTCTGGTTCTTCAACAAGACCATCTTTTTTTAATTGTTGTAATCGTTTATTAAAAACCGCTTGTAAACTCTTTTCACCTGTTTGTAATGCTTCTTGGACAGTTGTACCACCAATAGAGGTATCATTTTTTAAATTAGCGGCTCGTGTCGTAATACCTTCGTGGCTGTATGCAACTAATTCACAGTGATATTTTCCACCTTCAGCATTTACCACCATTGATTGTGTTACAAATCTAAATGGGATATAACGCGTGGTTCCAGGAATAGCGGTCATCTGGCCAGCTTCTTTATTTCCTCTGAACTGGATTGTTAACAGAAAGCATGCTTCTCTCCAATTTGGCCATCCAGCATTTGATGCCGCCGTTTGGCAAGCAACTGCAAATAAACCCATACTATATGGTTCAGTTATATCAAATGTAAATGTCGTTACATTTGTATTAACGCCTTCTGTGTGCCCAATTACCGAATCTAATACTAAATTATCAACAAAAAAATCATACTTTCCACTACCATATGGGATATCAATCCGATTACCTGGGTTAGCATTTGCTGATTTACAGATAAGTGGGATTTGTTGGCCAGCCATAAAAGTTGTATCTGGATTATTCATCTGGTCAACTGTTAAAATACCAATGCTTAAAATATAATCATAAGTGGCATATGAATGTAATGGGTTTGGAAATGGAATTGGTATCGGTGGAATATCCACTCTCGCGGAGGCTAGCGATGAAATGGTATCAGAAATTGCATTTGCAACCGATGATAATCCGGTTGCTTCGGCAACCTCAGATAATACATGACCAGCAGATTCTACCGCCGTCGTTGCGGCATCAAAAAGTACATTCATGTTATAACCCCAACGCTAATTTCAATTTACTACCTTGTGGTAAAAATATTTTGGTACCAGATACAAAATCAAAGATTGGATCACGCAACACATCTAAGTTACGTTGGATGAACACCCACCATAATCCAGCATCCCCATATAAATCAAATGCTAACAAATCTGGGCGGTGATTATATTGTGGCTGAATTGTATATACAAAATCATCATTCGCCGCTGCAACTGGTCTAATTGATAAAATATCCAAATAATCTTGCTTTATCGTGGTTCTAAACCACGGACTACTATTACTATATCTTGCTGCCATTATACATACCCATATTGTCCATTCAGATACCCACCGGTTACAAAAGTATCTAAACTAAATTTGCGCACACTATCTCTACTGTATGCGGTTTGTAAATTAACGGTAAATGAACTTTTAGTGGGAACGTGTGTCGTACCCGCATTAGTGGTTCCACCTAATCCAAATCCGCTTAATACAGTAGCAGCTGCTTCAACCCCACCCGCTAAATCAACCACCTGGGCGGCAACCTCACCAAGTGCGGAAAATGTATTACCAACCGTTCCAGCTAATCCACCAAGTGCGCCAGCGATGTCACCAATTTCACCCATCAAACTACCGGCAACACTACAACCAATGTAATCACATTCGTTACCCAATTGAACATCAAACCCAGTAACCACTACTGGAATATTTTTAAATACATAATTACCATATCCATTCAAAAATACAATTGGTGGTGGATTACCGGCTTTTGGATCATTTCCAGAAAACATCTTTGTAAGTGAACGCAAATAATGTAACATTGCAATCCAATATTGTGCTTGTACCGCATCCTCAACATACATCGGTGCAGTGATTGTTATTTTCCCTGGGTCACTACTTTGAAATACATTAAATTGAAAATTACTATGTATTGGTGATACCGATGTGTATTTTGCCGTTTGGTTTATACTAATTGTTGGTGTATATGGGAATACTAATCCACCAGCTTTTTTTAATGGCCCTAATACCGCACTTGTTTTAAAACTAGTCCAAGATGGTAAACTCAATCTTACTCGCCAATCATCACTTGAATCATCGGTAAACGACGCAATAGCACCAACCAAGTCACCAACCGCTTCAGCACCTGCTGGAATTACACTACCACGCAAAATTGACATAATATTATCAGATGATGCATTTGATAATGCATCAGCAATGTTAACCATTGTATTAACACCATTATCAACTGCATTAATAGTATTACCAACAGCAGAAATCGTATTTGTTATTGACATTTTTTGTTCCTTTTTATACTATTTAGTTGACAAAATTAAGTATATATATTATAATAGAGTTATCTTTAAGGAAAAAGAATGACAACCAATGCACCTAGAAACTACCTAAACAACAAGGATATTTTATTAGAAATTCATCGATCAAAATCATCTTATTGCAGTTTTACGGACCCATCATATCATCAATATGATATTATTTTACCCGGATTAGATAAGATAAATGTTAGAACAATAGCTCAAGCAAAAAGGAATCAAGCAAAACGATTAGGTGATATTAATTACGCAGCAAAAAAACTAGCTGGTGAGAAAGTAAAACAATCCGAATGTGAGATTGATTATAAAAAGATCGATAAACAAAATTTAATTTTTAGGGTTATGTCATACGACCATATCCCGGCAAATACAGTACGTAAAAAAAATCCCAAATCAGAAGCTGATAAGCATGATAAAGTGAATTTCCCACCATTTCAACATTGGAAATTTACTGAAAATAACGAATTGGTCTGTGTTGGAAAAAGCCACTGGAAAGGTGACTTATCAACCGGGCAATTTGATAAAAACGCTGGAAATATTACTGATAACTTAGCAAGAATGATGCTAAAACTCTGTGAACGATATGCCACAAGAGGAAATGTCAGAGGATACACATACAACGACGAGATGCGCGGACAAGCAATTCTCCAACTCACACAAATTGGACTTCAGTTTGATGAATCAAAATCTGATAATCCATTCGCCTACTTTACCTCCACCGTGATTAACTCGTTTTGTCGAGTTATCAACATCGAAAAACGTAATCAAAACATCCGCGACGATATTTTAGAAATGAATGGTCTTAATCCATCCTATACCAGAACCAACGCTGGTGACTATGAAAATGCCGAACGCCGCCAAGACGATTACAATTAATACTTGACACACCCCACTTTATATCGTATAATACAATCCTTAATAAAAGGATTTATTAAATGCACAATTTATTTAAAAAAGCTGCTGTCTTCACAGACATACATTTTGGACTCAAAAACAACAGCAGCATCCACAATCAAGATTGCGAAGACTTCATCGATTGGTACATTGATACCGCTAAAGCCGCCGGATGTGATACTGGGATTTTCTGCGGTGATTGGCATCATCATAGAAACTCACTAAACATCACAACAATGGACGCCAGTATCCGGTCATTAGAAAAACTCGGTGCGGCATTTGACCAATTCTTCTTTTTTCCCGGAAATCACGACCTTTATTACAAAGATAAACGAGATATCCATTCAACTGAATTTGGAAAATACATTCCAGGAATTACTATCGTCGAAAAACCAACCACAATAGGAAATGTTACGCTTTGCCCTTGGTTAGTTGGCGATGAATGGAAATCGATTAGTAAACGCGGTGGAAAATATATCTTTGGACACTTTGAATTACCACATTTTTTTATGAATGCAATGGTACAGATGCCAGATCATGGTTCTATAACATTAGAAGCATTTGAAAATTATGAATTGGGATTTAGTGGCCATTTTCATAAAAGACAACGTAGAAATAATATGATTTACCTAGGCAATGCATTCCCGCACAACTACGCAGACGCGTGGGATGATGAACGTGGAATGATGATGTTAGAATGGGGCGGTGAGCCAACGTTCCATACGTGGGATAAACAACCAACATTTCGTACAGTAAAACTGAGCCAGTTGATTGATGATGCTGACAAAATTCTTAAACCAAATCAACATCTTAGAGTAACCCTTGATATTGATATCAGTTTTGAAGAAGCTGGTTTCATTAAAGAAAATTATATTAGTCAATATAACCTTCGTGAAATAACACTTATTTCAGAGAAAAAAGCATCAGAAATTATTGCTGAAATTGATACATCAGCATTTGAAAGTATAGACGTAATAGTAGCAAACCAAATCGTAAGTATCGAATCCGAATCTTATAACAAATCAACCCTTCTATCAATTTATAACGGATTATGAAAATAACATTTAAGGAACTAACAGTAAAAAACTTTATGTCAGTTGGTAATCAAACCCAAGCTGTCGATTTCAACAAAGAACATCTAACATTGGTTTTAGGTACTAACCTAGACCAAGGTGGTGATGACAGCGGCAATCGAAATGGTACTGGCAAAACAACCATAGTCAATGCTCTTAGTTTCGCATTATTTGGGGTGGCACTCACCAACATAAAGAAAGACAATCTTATAAACAAAATTAATAATAAAAATATGTTGGTCACGTTGTCATTTTCAATAGATAACACGGAATATAAAATTGAACGTGGCCGAAAACCCGCTATCTTTAATTTTATTAATATCACAAATCCAGACAAAGTTAACGAAAGTGATAGCCAAGGTGAATCCAGGGATACTCAAGCTGACATTACCACATTGCTTGGGTTTAGTCACGAGATGTTCAAACACATTTTGGCACTAAACACATATACCGAACCATTCTTAGCAATGAAAGCTGGGGATCAACGAGTTGTAATTGAACAATTATTGGGTATCACTTTATTAAGTGAAAAAGCCGAGGCATTAAGTAAACAACTTAAACAAACTAAAGACGCACTAGTTCAAGAAAATGCCAATATTGAAGCAACAAGAAAGGCAAATGACAAAATTCAACAAAGTATTGATACACTAGTAATGCGGCAAAAACTTTGGTTGTCGCAAAAAAATGACAATATGGTTAAAATTGCAAACTCTATCGTTGAATTACAAAATGTCAATATTGAAACTGAATTAGCTAACCATGGTTTATTAAAAGAATACTTGGATTGCCGTGCTAAAGTAACAAGCCTTAATAAAGAAAAGGCAACATTGGAATCCGCAATATCCCAAGCGGTAAAAACTCGTGACAAATATATTAAAGAACTTGAATCATTAAGTAATAAAAAATGTCATGCGTGTGATCAAGAACTTCATGACCACAAACATGAACAATTGCTCAAAGATGCTAGTACCCATTTAGCCGAATCACAAAAATACTTTGATAACGTATCGGTGGATTACAATAAAATTTGTGATGAATTAGAAAGTATTGGAACAAATCAAGTAAGACCCGACACTTATTATGATACGTTAGAGGAAGCATTAACGCACCAGAATTCATTACAAAACCTGGAATTCCAATTGACATCAAAAGCTGATGAAAATGACCCATATGCGGAACAAATTACAGAATTACAAAGTACCGCTATTCAAGAAATAGATTGGTCCGTGATTAATGAATTAACCTCATATAAAGAACACCAAGAATTTTTATTAAAATTACTAACAAATAAAGATAGTTTTATTAGAAAAACAATTATTAACCAAAATCTATCGTATTTGAATAGCAGATTATCCCATTATTTGTACAAAATGGGTTTACCACATACAGTCGTATTCCAAAATGATTTATCAGTTGAAATTACGCAATTGGGGCAAGATTTGGACTTTGATAATCTTTCGCGTGGTGAACGTAATAGACTAATTCTAGGATTGTCGTGGGCATTCCGTGATGTATGGGAAAGTTTATACAACACCACTAATCTATTGTTTATCGACGAATTGATTGATAACGGGTTGGATGCAAGTGGCGTTGAAAATGCATTATCGATTCTTAAACAAATCGCCAGAGAACGTAAGAAAAACGTATTCCTAATCAGTCATAAAGAAGAACTTGTTGGTCGTGTTAATAATGTTCTTAGGGTGGTGAAAGAAAATGGATTTACTGAATACGCGGTTGATTTAGAAATATCTGAATAAATTTTAAAATAGGGCTTGACAAGCCCTATTTTTTTATGTATAATACGCAACATGGCTAAAAGAGTAATCCCAGAACAAGCATATGCACCAAGAGTATATTCTTGGCAGTTATCACAAATCCCATCTGACCATACAACGCATGATGAACTAATTTACGCATTCCAACAGTATTATAAAGCTAATTTACATTGGATGCAAGCCGGAACTAAACAATCAGCACAAGATGCTAGATTCTGGCTTAATGAAATTTCTCATCTAACTCTAAAAAGAAGAAAGTTCATTTTAGAATGGAAAAAGAAAATTAGTGATAAAACAAACAAAGAGCGAAACTTTAAATCAACGACTAAGAAACAACGTAAATTAGAACGAATTCAAGCATTAAATAAAAATTCAGATAATTAGCAATAACACCCCACCATTTTATCTTCCAGGATAAATAATAGATAATACATATATTATTTATATAGGAGGATAAAATGGATTATGGGCACTGGGGATTTAACATAGAATTTGAACCAAATGACTGGTTTGGTTTTATATACAAAATTACTGAAATTAATACTGGGCGGGAATATATTGGAAAAAAACAATTTTTTAATACTACCAGAAAAATCATAAAAGGTAAAAAGAATAGAAAAAAAGTAATTTCCGAATCAAATTGGAAAACATATACTGGTTCATCAGAGCATCTAAATCTTGCCATTACTAACAATGGCAAAGATAATTACAAATTTGATATACTGTCATTACATAGTTCAAAAGGTTCTCTGCATTATGCAGAGGTGGAATATCAAATAACACATAATGTATTACGTGAACTCTTAGATGATGGTATAACAAAAAAATATTACAATAGAGCAGTAGCGGGTGTGAAATTTATACCACCATCACAAACTGCTGATGAACTTAGAATTAGTATTAGTAAAATTGTTACAGGCGATGCCACGGTGATTAAAAAAATGACTCGTGAAGATTATGAAGAATGGTTAGATACGTATCATCGGGGCGACAATAATCCAATGTATGGTAAAGAACCATTTAACAAAAATAAATCATACGAGGAATTATATGGGATTGAACGAGCTACTAAAATAAAAAAAATGTTGAGCGAATATACAAAACAACAACATTTATCTGGAAAAACAAAAAAAGTTCAACACACCACTGAAACAAAAGAAAAATTAAGAAAGATAAACACTGGAAAACATACTGGTGAAAACAATAATATGTATGGCAAACCATGTTATTACAAAATGGATGAAACACAAAAACAAATTTGGAAAGATAATATAAGCAAAGCAACTAAGGGCAAAACATTATCATCCGACCATGTTGCAGCAATGAAAAAAAACTGGGATGAAAACCCAGACAGAAAAGCTAAATGTTCAAAAATACGTTCCGAACTGAATAAATCACTTAGTGATGCACACAAAAATGCAACTAGGCAATCAAATATCAAACGGGGGTATGACAAAACAAAGAAAACTATTTCAAATGATTTACCACTGTATACATCTATCATCCAAGATATAAACAATAACTTGACACTTAAAGAAATTTCATTAAAAACACAATTATCATACCAAGCGGTATGGAGAATTTCTAAAAATATTGAGTATTATACAGCAATAATAAAAGATATAACAGATGGGTTGGAATAACCCATCATTTTAGGCAAAAAATAATTTCATTTTTAGGCATCCGTAATTTTAGTTTTAATAACTACTATTATAATTCAGGCACATCTTAGGCATTTCTTCAGGCAATCACAGGCACTACACTGTTGATTAACCCAGCTCAGGGATCGTATTGAGCGGTAAAAATTCCACACTTGAATGAGAATGACACCTACGTGACAACAGCGCGGCACTTAGCAACTACCCGAAAGGATGATGATTGGACATGCCTTCCCATATAACCAATTTTGCTATTTTAACAGGAATAATAAAGGCTAAAGAGGGTTAATTACCCACGTATTACGAAGATGATTAGTGTATTTTCGTAATGCCACCGTCAGACATAAGAAACAAAAACGCACTTCGAGGTACCGGCTGACCGCCTCTGTAACAGTGTAACACTAATCCGATGATTGAAGTCAACTCAGATGAAACATCGATTTTTGAAAGTATTTTCAAAAATTTTTTTTGCTCCCGTAAGGGGGCAAAAATGTCCTCCAATCTCGTAATCTAGATGAACTTGCAATCAAAAGCGATTATTAAACTATAATGGTTCTATAATTAATTAAAAAAGATTGTGAGGAACGTAAGTGACGAACTGGGGAACATCGTTCCCCTTTTTCATTTTTAAATATTATTAGTTGTCATGTCCTATAAATAATGTTACATTCATAGGACATACAGATGACACTTGAGGCATATTATTTAAAAAGAAAAGATAGCGATTATAATAAAGGCATTAGATTAAGACATTCAGAGAGATCAATTAGTTCATTTGATAAAAATCATATCGAATATGATTTTGAAAATACTATCATGAATTTCGGTAAATTCAAAGGCACAAAATATAAAAATATTCCTAGTAATTATTTGGAGTGGTTTAGTTCTAACTCATCTAATATGAATATTGTATGCGGGTTTAAAGAAGAACTAAAAAGACGTTCTAAAATTAAATCATAAATATATTAAAACGAGATTTAAATCATGAAAATTAACGAATTAATATCTGATGATGAATTATTAGATGAAAGTATATTGTCAACCATGTTCGGTGGTATTGCCAAATCTGCCGCTCGTGGAGCTAGACGTGCCAATATTGCTTTAAGAAGAATGACTAGAACTAGACCTCCAACAGCTGCTGAAAGACAGTTCAAACGAGATTTAGCTGAGTTAAAAAAATTATTTAAAAATATTACACCTGCGGTTTCCGCTCTGATATCAGGTTTGAAATTATATGGATTAGCTACACCATTTATGGATTACTATAATAATATGGCTAATGCTAAAGAGGCATTACAGATGGGGCAAATGACCCAAGCTGACTATGAACAAACTGATAGAGAGCAAACTGGTGAACTTATTACAACGGTTGCTGCTGGTATTGTTGGTAGCGGTATCATAAGAACTGCATCCATTTTAACACAAGTTGTAAGATTAGTTCCGAAAATAGGTTCACCCATTGGCGATCTTATTTTATCAGCCACCCCAGCTGTACAAGCCGCTTATTTAAATATCTTGGCATCAAAAGAAGGTCAATTAACATTGGCAAAATTCCTAACAGTTCCAGTAATAGAAGGAACTGGTGGTGCGGCTAATTGGGCATTAAAACAAATGACATCATTATATGAACTTGCAAAAGAAACAGCTGAAAAAGCTGGAACTGCATTAGATAATCATATGAATGGTAAAACCGATGCCGCCCCAACGACCCCAGCTGTGGAACCACCTAATTTAAAAGATTTTAAGAAGTCATCAACCGCCCCAGCGACTCAAGCCACTGGTGCAGCTGCTGGTAGTACCACACCATCTGGTAAAGAAGGTGAGTACGTTAGTGATATGTTCTATAGAGACCCAGAAACAGGTCAATTAAAAATGAGAATTTAGAGCAGTGGCATCTTTGCCGCTTTAGTATTATCGATATTTTCTTTTATTACTTCATACATTGCTGCTCGATCGTCAACACTAAAACGATCGAGCAGATCCGCATAAGAAACACCACCTCTCATAAACCAACAAATTTTAGCTAATTCTAGCTTAAATTGTTTTACCTCGTCGTCTAGCCTAACTAGATATTCAGCTATACCCTCTGTGGATAATCTAATCAGGCGTTCCCGAAAAAATTTGACTGATCCAATTCTATCAAAAGTTCAGAATCTTTGTTACAATCAAAACATTTTACTTTTACAGTTGGTACTTTCCATAGTTCTTTATTTTTATTAAAGATAACTTTAATAGCATCGATTATAGATTTATCACTATTTTGAATCCATTCTAAAATAAATTCTTTCTCAGTTACCATAGCGGTACCAATATCAATTGATTCAATGCATGCTGTATAAATTTCGTTTTGAATAATACTCAATTCTTTATAAACATTGTTAATTATTTCTTTCTTTCTATCTTCATCCGTAAGATTTTCAATACTTCTCAATCTTTGCTGAATTTTAAAATTCCGTTGAGAAAAATCATTATTTTCTCTATAAGTTAATGGCTGTAATTTTATAGTGAAATCTTTCATAACAATCTTATTTTCATATTTGCAGCTTGCATAGTGATCAACGATTATACTTAAATCTGCATCGTAATCATTTAATTCACCGCAATGTGGGCATTGGTGTACCAACGCTAATTTATTACCATTTGTTGCTATTCTAATCGCTGTTAATAATAGTTCTGAATCTAATGAAGAAATTTCCCACCCATCTTTTATAGCTGGGCAACAACTTTCAAATAATTTTACAGTTGCCTCCCCAGAATATAACGCATCCGGAGTTTTCATTAATATTTCATCAGCCCCAGTCATACTAAAAATTGGAACATTAGTTGGATCACCTTGAAATGAACCTAACTTGTTGTAAATTCCTTTACTTGGTAAAGAAACATAGATTTTTGGTTGTCTAAAAAACGATTGCAATGGGTTTTGCGACATGAATTACTCCTAATATAAATATAAGAGTATTTATATACGTACATTTTTGAGGTTTTAAGATATGGCAGAATCAGTAGAAGACATCCTTCGTGACATAAGAAGTTCATTACGCGGGGGCGGTGGTGGAGGTATTGTTAGCTCTGGGGGCGGCGGTGGAGGCGGTGGCAGTGGTGGTTTAGGTACTATTGGTGCTATTGCTAATACTGCTGCAACTGGATTGAACGCTTTATATAATAGTTCATTGAAAACAAAAGACGTTTTAGATGTCGTTACAACTGCGTTTAATGCATTACCATTAAAAATTCCAGTTTTATCTAATTTGGTTGGTTCATCCGCCGAAATGTTGGGTAAAACCTTAATTAATACTAATGATAGTCTTAATGAAGTTGGGAAATATGGTGTTAATTTAAGAAATAACGTCACTGATTACGCTGATAAACTAGCATCGGCAGGTATGACCCAACAGCAATATACCGAAATGATGCGTCGTAGTTCAACGGAATTGAATGGTATTGGTTCAACCATGAACAAATCTCAATCTAATTTATTGGCGTTTGAGAAAGGATTGCGTGAAACAGAATTTGTCAACTTAATGCGCCAAGCTGGGGTGAGTGCAGCTGAGGTCGCTGAGATTGGTGAAGCCTCAATGGTCCATAAACGCGGGATTGATTTAGCTGATGAAACGGCAAAAAGACGTGCTATCACCTCCGCGATTGAATTAGCCGGTGCGATGGAAGAAAATACTAGAATTACTGGTATCAGTCGCCAACAACAACTAGATGATCTAAAAGCCGCTAAAAAAGATGCTAAAGTTAGTGTAACAAATCGTAAATTAGGTCCAGGTGGTACTGAACGGTATGATGCTATGCGAACAGCATTTGCAACGCTTGGTCCTGGTGTTCAAAAATTCGCTGACGAGGTTTGGACTGGCGGTATCAAAACCAAAGAAGGTGCAACGATGTTTTCTGCACTTAAAGATGCTGGTCCTGTATTAGAAAAAGCTATTAAATTACAGCAAGAATCCGCAAAAAATTCAACTGATCTTAATTTAAAACGTCAAGCTGATGAAGCAATGGAAGCCGCAAAACTTGCTGTTGTTAGACGTCAAAATGAAGAAGATTTTATAGATAGTGTCCAATATGTTAAAGGTGGATATGGTGAAGCTGTATCTAGTATAGAAACTGGTAGTCAATTATTAGGGCCAATGATGGCTGGTCAAGCTGAAGCAAAAACCGCCGGAAAAGATGCTAGTCTAGCCGCTGTTGCAGCTGACCAGAAAAAATCTGTTAGAAGTGATATTGCTGGCTTAGATGAAAAAACTGGCGCACCATTAAAAGATGTTGGAACTAAAATTGGTCAAACATTGAACAATGTGGATAGAACATTAGGTGATGCATCTGCTGGGCTGGCCAAAAGTGTAAATTCTGCGGTATCATCGTTACACACATTTGGTGAGGAATTAACTAAATTTAATAATACCATTCTAAAACCAAGAACCGCCGAACAAGCACAAGAAATACCAAAAGATATAATAAAATCTATAACACCAACGACCACATCGACTAAAACTCCAGAAGAATTAGTGCGTGGCGTACCAAAACCAACTGAACAAAAAGTCGAACCAAAAAATAGTTTTGCAGACGGAACCCCTGGTATTAGAGATTTCTTAAAAGGTGGCGGTTCATTTGATAATTTATTTCAAAAGTTTAATTCTGGTGGTGAATTAGCACTGTTACACGGTGACGAAATGGTTGCTAATAAGTCGCAAATGAATGAATTTAGATCGCAACTCACTAACCACATTGGTTCAATAATCAACGGTATTGGTGCGGATAAAAATCCATACGAAGAAATATCAAATGAAATATTGAAAGTTACCGAGGAGTTACCTGTATCTAAAACTGAGGAAAAACTCCCAGATTTATCAGGTATTGCTACCAATTTGCAAAATTCAATGGCGCCGTTAGATCCAACCATTATAGCCTCACAATTTGAAGATATTACTAAAGAAATAACACCACCTAATTATGATGAAACATTCAAAAATATAGATAATAACTTTAACAATGTGTTTGAAAAATTTGAAATTCCTGATTTTGATGATATGTTTTCTAATATAGAGGACACTTTTTCAGATATGTCTGATGATTTTGAATTACCTGATGTTGGTGAGATGTTTTCTGGTATCGGTGATAGTTTTTCAAACATGGCGGATGAATTTGAACCACCCGATATTACTGGTATTTTTAATGATATTGGTAATACCTTTTCTGATTTGCAAAAGAAAATTATGCCTGATGAAAAGGAAACAAAAACCGCATCTGCTGATGTTTTAAAAGATATCAAACCAAAGCCAATGGCAAATCTTGAAACACCAAAAACGGGGTTATTCAAAGGTATTTTTGATATGTTTAATAAAGACTTTACTAAGCCAAATGCTGATACATCATCAAATAATCCTTTGCAGAATTTTGGTCAAATTAAGTCATATAACGACTTACAAAAGTTAAATACATCTAAAGTAATAAAAGAACCTGAGAAACCCGCTGCACCACCACCAGCACCTACAACACCACCGGCACCCACAACACCACCCGTGCCATTACCAGTTGCATCTAGTGAACGTGCGGTAACATTAAAAGATTTATTAGATGAGTTAGCAGGTATACATGCGGTAATGAGTAAAATTGCAACATCAAATGCTGAAATATCAAATGATACCAAACGTCAGGTCAAAGCTACAAAAGGATTATCTGGAAACAGAATCGCATAAGGAATTTAAAATATGTCATGGAAGAAATATTTCACCCCAGTCCCAGTAACAAACGACCTAAGTCCTATCAATGGGGCTAGTGGTACGTCAAAGGCTGGCCCAGCTAGAAAGAATTATTCTAGTTACTTACCAGATGTCTATTCTGGTAGTCCAAATCGTGTTGAACGATACCAACAATATGAGGTAATGGATAGCGACCCAGAGGTTAATGCTGCGTTAGATATCTTAGCTGAATTTTGTACACAAAAATTAAAAGATGGTAAAAGTCCATTTGCTGTTAAATGGCGTAGTCAAGCCACAAATTCAGAAGTTAGAATTTTAAGTGAATACTTACAACAATGGAATAAGTTACAACAATTTGATACCAGAATTTTTAGAATTGTTAGGAATGTATACAAATACGGCGATGCTTTCTTTATTCGTGACCCAGAAACTCAGAAATGGTGTTGGGTTGACAATAGTAAAGTTGTTAAGATTATCGTAAATGAAAGCGATGGAAAGAAACCATTACAGTATATCATTAAAGATTTAGCACCTAATTTTGAAAAACTTGTTGTTACACAAATCACACCAAATATTAATGCTCGCCAAGTCGGTGGTGGGATTGGCTCTGGTGCTGGTTACATGGGTGCGCAAGGTTCTAATGGTAATTCTGGTGGCGTTTCTAGTGCAAGTTCTGGCTCAAGATTTGGGCTAACTGAAACTGAATATGCAATTGATGCTGAACACATTGTGCATATATCTTTATCCGAAGGATTAGATAATAATTACCCATTGGGTAATAGTTTACTAGAAAATATCTATAAAGTCTATAAGCAAAAAGAATTATTAGAAGATGCTATCTTAATTTATCGTATTCAACGTGCGCCAGAACGCCGTATTTTCCATATTGACACCGGTAACATGCCATCACATATGGCTATGGCATTCGTTGAGCGTGTAAAAAACGAAATTCACCAACGCAGAATACCTAGTCAAACTGGTGGTGGGCAAAATGTAATTGATAGTGCATATAACCCTTTGAGTATTAATGAGGATTACTTTTTCCCTATGACCGCTGATGGTCGTGGTAGTAAAGTTGATACTTTGCCTGGCGGTACTAATTTAGGTGAAATTGATGATTTGAAATATTTCACCAATAAATTATTCCGTGGTTTACGTATCCCAAGTAGTTACTTACCAACTGGTGCTGATGATAGTCAAGCTAGTTTCAATGATGGCCGTGTCGGAACTGCATACATTCAAGAACTAAGATTTAATAAATACTGTGAGAGATTACAATGGTTGATGACCGAGGTTTTTGATACTGAGTTCAAAATGTATATGAATACTCGTGGTGTTAATATTGATTCAAATTTATTTGAATTAAATTTCAATCCACCAACAAACTTTGCAAGTACTAGACAAAGTGCATTGGATACTGAACGAATCAACACATTTAATACAATTCAACAAATACCATTTATTAGTAATAGATTTGCATTAAAAAGATTCCTTGGTCTTACAGAGGAAGAATTGGCTGATAATGAAAAATTATGGGCTGAAGAAAATGGAAAAGGTCAACCAACAACCACTGATGCGGCTGGTGAATTGCGTAGTGCTGGATTATCGGCGGCTGGTATTGAGGGTGATTTAGGAATGGCTGGTGACTTAACTGCACCAGATGATATGGAAGGAGATTTACAGTCGCTAGGGGATACTGGACAGGTTCCGCCTGTTGCATCTGCACCCGCAACCCCACCGACAGTATAAATACATTATGATTTTAAGAGAATTATTTTACATTGACCCGGATACAAGAGAACAGGCTAATGACTTACGTTATAGCCCATCACGTGATACCGAAACTATGCATCGGTCAGATACAAGAAAGACACGGTTAACATTAGGCCAATTAAACGAACTACGTAAAAATAGTGAAGCACACATTTTAGACCAAGAACGTGAGTTGGCATTTATTCATACTATGTATGCAGCACCGCCACCACCAGCAGCTTAAATATTACATAAATGATAAATATAAAATTGGCGTTTTTATAGCTATTATAGCACCTTTTTTTTAAATAAATGTAAATATATTACAGCCTTGACATTTTTATATCACAGGAGACTAACATGACTGATAGAGCAAAATTTGAAGCAATGCTTGAAGCTTTGATCAACGAAGATCAAGAAACAGCAAAAGACATTTTCCACAACATCGTTGTTGGAAAATCACGTGAAATTTACGAAGAATTATTAGAATCTGATTTCCCACCCGCTGAGGAAGAGGAAGAAGAAGAATCAGAACCCGCCGATGACGCAGAAGATGATGATGCATTCGGCGGTGAAGATGATGAAACAGACGACGCAGAAGATGATGATGCATTCGGTGGTGAAGATGATGACGACGATATGGGTGGCGAAGGCGACTTAGAAGATCGTGTTATGGACCTTGAAGATGCATTAGAAGAATTAAAAGCTGAATTCGATGAACTTTTAGCTGGTGAAGAAAGTGAACCAGAACACGACGATATGTTCGGCGGTGAAGAAGGCGAAGAAGGCGAAGAAGGTGATGAATTTGGTGGTATGGATGATATGGGTGGCGAAGATGATTTCGGCGCTGATATGGCTGATGATGATTCAGAAGTTAAAGAAATTCACCACTATATCCACAATGATGACCAAGAAATGGACGAAGGCGATCAAGAATTCAACCAATTCATGGAATACATCAATAAAGTTGCATTACCAAAACATGGTGACAACGGCGTGAATAACAAAAGTGTTATCGACAACATGCCTAACAACATGGGTGGTAAAGTAATTGGTCGTTCATCTGAAGTAACAACTGGTGGAACACAAGGTGGCTTATTGGCCCCTAAAACATCACCACAAACAGGTGGAAATGTAAACGTTCCTGGTGCTAAATCAGCAACAAAATTGCATTCAGTTAAAAAAGGCCATGGCACAGAACGTAAAGGTTCAGGCGAAGGTAGTTTAGCTGGTGCTGGAACAGGCAAACCACAAAAAGCTAATACAACCCACAAAAGCTTAATTGGCGGGAAAAAATAATATATGTTATATCTCCGAGAAAACCTCAGTTTCAGTGAAGCAGAAATGATACTGGAATCTGATGACAGAGAAGGCAAAGAGTTGCACATGACGGGTATCTGCATTCAAGGTGGAATCCGTAATGCCAACCAACGTGTTTATCCTGTAAGTGAGATTAGCAAGGCTGTTAAGACCCTTAACGATCAGATTCAAAATGGTTATTCAGTTCTTGGAGAAGTGGATCACCCAGATGATCTTAAAATTAACCTAGACCGTGTATCACATATGATAACTAAAATGTGGATGGACGGACCAAATGGATATGGGAAGTTGAAAATACTTCCCACACCAATGGGGCAACTAATTAAAACAATGCTGGAAAGCGGCGTTAAATTAGGTGTGTCGTCGAGGGGTTCTGGAAATGTCAGCAACGATGGTTCAAATGAAGTTTCAGATTTTGAAATCATCACGGTAGATATGGTAGCACAACCATCTGCACCTGGTGCTTATCCTACACCAATTTACGAACATTTATTGAATACCAGAAATGGTTATAAATCAATGTTGTTAGCTAAAGAGGTTCAGGGTGACCCGCAGGCGCAAAAATATCTCAAAGAAAGCTTATTAGGAATAATAAGCAATCTATCATAAGGAGAAACACAATGTTGGATGCATTAAATAAATTATTTGAAAACAATGTGATTTCTGGCGAGATAAAAGAGTCCATTGAACAAGCTTGGGACCGTAAGCTCACTGAGCACCGCGAACAAGTTTCTCAACAACTACGTGAAGAATTCGCACAAAAATACGAACACGATAAATCAGTAATGGTTGAAGCCGTTGATCGTATGATCACTGATCAATTAACACAAGAGATTGGTGAATTTGCGGAAGATCGCAGACAATTAGCGGAAATGAAAGTTAAATACGCTAAAAAAATTACCGAAAGTGCTAATGTTATGAAATCATTTGTCACACGTCAACTTGCATCTGAAGTTAAAGAATTGCACGAAGACCAAAAACAAATGGTAAATAAATTTGGTACTTTGGAAAATTTCGTAGTTGAAGCTCTTGCTCAAGAAATTACAGAATTTTACAAAGATAAACAAGACCTTGTTGAAACAAAAGTTAAATTGATTAGAGAAGGTCGTAAAGAAATCACGAAAGTAAAAGAACAATTCGTTAAGCGTGCTGCGGTGATGGTTGAAAGTGTTGTTAACAAAGGTCTTCGTACTGAAATTACATCACTTAAAGAAGACATCGAAGCGGCTCGTCGTCAAGAGTTCGGACGTAAATTATTCGAAGCATTTGCCGCTGAATATCAAACGAGTTACTTGAATGAAAAATCGGAAACTGCAAAATTACTCAAGGTCATAGACATGAAAGATATGGCAATGCAAGAAGCTGCATCAGCAGTTGTCGCTGCCGAAAAAATCTTAGAAAGTAAAGATGCTACAATCCGTGCGCTGAAAGAATCGCAACAAAGAAAAGAAATCATGGGCGAATTACTGGCACCATTGAGTGCAGATCAACGTTCAATCATGGGCGAATTAATGGAAAGTGTAAAAACTTCCAAATTAAACGAAAGTTTCGAAAAGTATCTACCAGCTGTTATTGCTGGCAACGCTCCTAAAAAGAGACAGGCACTAGTAGAGGCTAAGGAAATCACCGGAAATAAAATTTCCAACAATAATCGTAGCAGCGAAGCGGAATCAAATATCGTAGATATCCGTAGACTCGCTGGGCTTTAAATTTAAGGAGAAATTAAATGTCAGAACTACTTAATGGCCGTTGGGCGGAAACAAAAGAAGCCCTTTTAGAAGGTCTACAGGGTACAAAAAAATCAGTAATGGGTGTAACATTAGAAAATACACGTAAATATTTGGTAGAGTCACCGACAGCTGGTGCAACTTCTGCTGGTAACGTTGCAACATTAAACCGTGTAATTTTACCTGTAATCCGTCGTGTAATGCCTACAGTTATCGCTAATGAATTAGTTGGTGTACAACCATTAACAGGTCCAGTTGGCCAAATTCATACATTACGTGTTCGTTATTCAGACACATCATCTGCTGCAGGTGTTGTTGCTGGTGAGGAAGCATTAAGCCCATTCAAAATTGCGGAAGCATATTCTGGTAACACTTCAACTGGTAAAGCAGCATCAACAGCTACTTTAGAGGGCCAAGCTGGAAACAGAATGAGCATCCAAATCTTGAAACAAACTGTTGAAGCGAAAACTCGTAAATTGAGTGCTCGTTGGACATTTGAAGCTGCTCAAGATGCTCAAGCTCAACAAGGTATTGACGTTGAAGCAGAAATTATGGCTGCTTTAGCACAAGAAATTACAGCTGAGATCGACCAAGAAATTTTGGCGTCTTTGGCTTCATTGGCTGGTGCTGCTACACAAACATATGACCAAGCAAACGTTTCTGGTACAGCTACATTCGTAGGTGACGAACACGCTGCATTGGCTATCCAAATCAACCGTGTAAGCAACTTGATTGCTCAACGTACACGTCGTGGTGCTGGTAACTGGGCTGTTGTATCTCCATTTGCATTAACAATTTTGCAATCAGCTACAACTTCAGCTTTTGCTCGTACAACAGAAGGTACATTTGAAGCTCCAACAAACACAAAATTCGTTGGTACATTAAACAACGCATTAAAAGTTTATGTTAACAGCTATGCAAACGATACAACAGACATTTTGATCGGCTACAAAGGTGGTTCAGAATCAGATGCTGCTGCATTCTATTGTCCATACATCCCATTGATGTCATCTGGTGTGGTTCTTGACCCATCAACATTCGAACCAACCGTTTCTTTCATGACACGTTATGGTTATGTTGAATTGTCAAACACAGCATCATCTTTGGGTAACGCTGCTGACTACTTAGGTAAAGTTGCTATTACTAGCGCAAACGTTAAATTTAGCTAATCTATTACCTTATATAATAGTTGAGAAAGGGAACTTCGGTTCCCTTTTTTATTGCCTATAATTATACACCTCAAATATAAAATAGTCAATAGGTATAAATACAGTATCTAGTTTGTTATGTGGTATCCCACCACGTAGACCTAGAACGTCAAAGGAGAAAACAATGGGAAGACCATTAAATAAAAAATATTTCGGTAACCGTAATATCGGTTCAACAAGCACTGCTGCTGACGATGGAATTGTCGGTAAAGGCGTAGCAAGCGTAACATTAGCTGTTAATAACTCAACAGGTTTCACTAACGGTTCAACAACACAAGCAACATTCAGCGCACCATCAACACCAAATGGTGTTACCGCAACTGGTACTATCGTAACCTATGCGGCTGGTGCATTAACAGACAAAACCACATATGGTACTATCGCTGGTACAGGTTTAACAGCTGCGGCGACTTATGGTACAACATCAGCACCATTGGCATCAACCGCAACTTCTGGTACTGGAACTGGTGCAACATTTATCGTAACTAAAACATCTGGTACAGCGTACTCATCAACTGTTACTATTACTTTGGTTGATGCTGGTTCTGGTTATGCGTTAACAGACGGTGTCAAAATTCTTGGTAGTGCGTTGGGTGGTACTAACGTAACTAATGACTTAACATTTGCTATTGCTACATTTGTTGCAACAACTGGTACTATCAAAAGTATTACAATCACAGAACAAGGTTCTGGTTATACAGCTGCACCAACATTGACATTGACAACTGGTACAAAAGGTACATTAACAACAACTGTTAACTTAACAGCGGCTAGCACCGCAGTTTCATCTACCACCAGTTCGGAACCCGGTATTGTTGCATATGCATTTGTTGGCGGTTCATTAGTTGCTGTTGATATTGTGAAACAAGTTCAAACTGACCGTTACAGAGTCAATGCTGCGTCAACTGGTTCAACATTAGCAACGTCAGTTTATGCTAAATTGAAAACAACAGCTGCAACTGGTTCATGGCCAAATGGTACCGGTGTTGAAATGAACATTGTTGCAAAAGACTCAGCTGGTGGAACATATTTGGTTAAAAAATTAACTGCACACAAAGCTGCTATCGTACCTGCTGCGATTACACGTTTAAGTTCATCTGCTGGAACAGAATTCCCATTGAACGCGGATGGTTCTGCTCAACAAATAGCTTGGTCATTTGATTCTGCTGTATTAAACACAAAAGTTCAAATCGAAAACGCTTAATTTACTGTTGGGGGACTGTCGTTCAGTCCCCCATTCTGAGGATAATACATGTCAAGAATATTAAAAATCAGCCAAAGTGATTACAGAATTCAAGTACAACCAGGTGGATCTATCGTCCTCGATACTGGTGAATTGAGTGGTAGCGTTTATATCACTGGTAACCTTGATGTACAAGGTAATATGACAACTATTGAATCTGTTAATACCACTATTAAAGACAACATTTTAGTGCTTAATAATGGTGAATCAAGTAACTTGGGGATAAGTCTTGGCACATCTGGTATTCAGATAGATAGAGGACCAACCGTTGATACCGCACAATTGGTATTTGACGAATCGGTTTCTCACTATAACCCAGCAACAAACACCACAATTGCTGGAACATATGTTTTACGAATGGTAAAACAAAGCGATAGTAGCACCACATTAGGTGGAATGCAATTAAATTCAATTGTGCTAGGAACCACGGATTTTGTATTTGATGTACATTCATCTAACAAGCTCGTTCGTATAGCAAATATTGCACCAGATGTCTACTCAAGCTATCTAATGAGTAATACTGGTGATTTGTTCGCCAATGCACTTACAACTAAAAAGTTTGTGGGTGATTATATTCAATCTGGTATCAATACGTCTGGTATGGCGGATGTCGATAAAATATATAAGAATGACATCTATGGGGTTTTAAAAACCTCAGTGCAAGCATATACCACAACTATAGATTTCCAAGTCGATACCCTAATAAAAATGAGAGTGTCAGGAACAGGTGTTACTGTTAATAATATGAATTTATATGGTGATACTATTACTAACACCTCACCAACAAATCCACTTATTTTAACCGCATCCAATAGTTTAGTTGAGGTTGATGCAGCACTGGCCTTACAAACACAAGTATCAGCGCCAGCCGCATCGTCTGGAAAAACAAAAATATTTCCGTTACCAACAATTGGTCCTGGTAGAAGTGGGATATATTTTAGAAATACAACGCTGCAAGATGAACTTGTTGCAAAAAATAGAGCATTGCTACTGAGCATGCTATTTTAAGGATAAAACATGGCTATTACTAACGCAACTTTAACTTCAACAACATCAGCAATTTATACAAGTACTGTTACCACAAGTACTATTGGTAACGCTATTACCACTATGATTTTTTGTAATACAACAGTATACGATAGCGCAAACCCAACAACTGGTCAATCTTTACTAACAGTCTATGCTGTTCCTTCTGGTGGTTCCGCCGGGAACTCAACTATGATTGTTAATAAATTACCGATTCCTGCCGGTGAAACTGTTACATTTGACCATGAGAAATTAGTTCTGGGCGATGGCGATAAAATATACGCATCGACAGATAGCTTATCAAATATTACAGCAACAATTAGTACATTGGCGGTTTAATCATGAGATATTTACGCAAACAAGTTTTAAATAGACGCGCCCCATACGACCAACGCTTACAAGTTGATATTAATGATAATGTATTAATGTCTAGCCCAGCTGCGGTTCAAGTACCTGCTGGTACAACTGTCCAACGTCCGATCACCGGTAATCGATATGGTACGAATGTATCATCAGACTTGTCTGGTATGATTCGGTACAATACAACCACTAGCCAACTAGAAGGTTATCAAGCTGGTAAATGGCGTTCATTTAAATTCAAAGAAGCCAGCCAAATCACACAACAGAATCTAGGTGCTGGTGATGGTACAACAGTATACTTTGGACCACTTAATGGAGTGTATGACCCATTAAATATTTCTAGTGATGTTACTAGTTTTGGCGGTCAAAACCTATTAGTAATTGTTGAAAATGTTATTCAAGTGTTTACAACTAACTATACAGTTGTACAGAATCCAACAATTGCCGCTGAAACCTATACTGGTAATCTTAGTGTTGCTGGTGCTAATGGTAATACCACCCTGTATTTTAATACGCATTTAAATGCAACTGGTGGTACAGCAAATGGTACAACCGTTACATTATCGTATGCCACCGCCACCGCAATACCATTTGCAGTTGGTTCGACTATTACTGTAACAGGATTCACACCATCTGGATATAATGGAACATATGTGGTTACAGCATCAAGTACAACAACAGTAAGTTATGCTAATACCACAACCGCTGGAACTGCATCGGTTGCTGGAAACATAAAAAGTGCTAATGCAATTTATCCAGCTGTAAACATCGTTGGCGCAACTATTACAGGAAATGGTTCATTTCAAGCAAGTACATTGATTAGTAGTTATACCACCGACCCAATCACGGATGCTTTAATTAGTGTAACGATCAACAAATCATTGACTGGTGTTGTTGCAACAACTCAAACTATTACTATAACTGAAAGTTCACAAACTGGTACTGGATATTACTTAATGTTTAGTTCGCCTGTGCCACTAGGTAAACCGGTTACTGTATTACACGGGTTTGACAAATAAGGAATATAAATGACAGGTAGAGTTAGTGGACCATTATTATCAGAAAATTTATTACGAAACGGTGAAAATTTAGCATTTGACACATCGTTACTTTTTTTAGATGTAATAAATGGGTACGTGGGTATTAGAACAGATATCCCAACCAGAACACTCAACATTAACTCTACTATTGTAACGACTAATTTATTAGTTGATACCCAAGCGGATTTTGCAAGTATCTCCATATTTGGAAATACAATTCAGAATACCACTGGTAGAATATACGTTACACCAAATCAGGCATCCAACCCGTTAGTTACTGTCCCAGAGTTGCAAACAGCAAATTTAAAAATTACTAGTAATAATATTTTAAACACTGTTCAAAATAATGATATCACCATATCAACGCTAGGAACTGGTAAACTCAACGTCAATACAACCAGTGTTCATATCAATAATAATATACGGGTTACCGGATTAGTTGATATTACACAAGATGCTGTAATACATGGTAATGTATACCTAGGCAATGATGTATTTGATATGGTTACTCTGGCTCAGAGCTTGACCCAAACAATAAAACCAAATGCAAATAGTTCATACACTCTTGGCCACTCAGGTACTGACCCACGATATTGGGATGTTGCATATGTAAAATTAGTTGATGTTGATGGCGTTACCCAGATATACAACAATACCATATCAACCCTTACCACCAATACTGATATAAGACTTGTTGCATCAGGTACTGGTAAAATAGTTGTGAAAACCACGGACGTTCAAGTTAACAATAGTTTGACGACAATTGGTGGAATTACAGTTAACGGATTGACAACGTTAAAGACAACTAATATCAATGGTACCACGACACTAGTTGGTGATATAACTCAAACTGGTTCAATTGATATCACTGGTACATTTGCTAACAATAATATAGTTGTAACAAATGCCTCATCTTATATACAAGTCCCCGATATAAAAATATTAAATAATCGTATTTCTGTAACCGCAACTAATTCTGATTTTGTATTTTCAGCAAATGGTACTGGTGGTGTTGTACTAGACAATATGGTTAAATTTACGGACACCACTATTAGCAATAGATGGTTAAATGCCGTTACCTCCGCCCAGCAAGGAATTAATTTCAATATGACTGGTACGGGCGCGATGGTAATAAACACACTGTTTTTAACAATTCCTTATGCGTCTGAATCTAATTCAACCTTAACAAATGTTGGTGAAATCCGATTAAATTCATCAACAAATCTATTTGAAGGTTATTTAAACAATGGCCTTGCAAGTTTTTCTAATTTATACGACACCGACCGAAACACTTATATCACGGCGGAATTAACGCCCGCCGCGAATGATAAAATCATTAGATTTAGTACAAACAATATTATCAACAACACGATAGATTCTTCTAAGTTATCATCGACTAATATAGTGGTCGATAATATTCAAATAACGTCTAATACTATTTCAAACATACAAGATGCAACTGATTTAAATTTCACACCATCTGGTACTGGTAACGTTAACGTAACTGGTGTTCTATTTCAAAATTCAAAGGTCATAAATCAACTTAATACTCCGTTATACTTGACATCCACCGGTACCGGATATGTTAAATTTGGTGGAACTGGTGGTATTGTTATCCCATACGGTAACAATTTCCAACGACGACTTACACCGGAGGTTGGTGAATTTAGATACAATACCCAAGTTGGATATGCTGAAGTGTACGATGGTACCATATGGATTCCCGCCATTGGCGGGGCTGGCCTCGCATCAGAGGAAGAGGTTGACAGCGCGATGAACTTCATGAGCCTAATTTTCGGTTAAACCACAAAAAAACATAAATACATATACTGTTGGGATTTGACCAAAAATCCTACGATACGAAACTGTGTATACCCGCAATGTAAGGTGGTTAGCCGTGAAACTCGGTGGATAAGGAGAGCATATGGCCGTTGGTCGAATTTCAGGTCCGCTCTTGAAAGCAAACCTGTTAAGGGATGGGATTGATCTTGCTTTTGAGACCGACTTATTATATTTAGATGTTAAAAATGGTCGTGTGGGCATAAAAACAACGACCCCAAGTAATGACTTAACCATTAACGGGACCACTCGCTCAACAAATATCCAAGCCACGTCCCAATCAACTATCGCAACATTTAACTTTGCGACAAATGTTATTTCTAGTACTGATAGTACTATTGTATTTTCACCTTCGTCCCCGAATCCAGTTGTATATCAAAGTTTACTAAAAGTAAATGATAACTTACAGATTTCAACTAATGCAATTCAGACAACTGTCACTAATTCAGATTTAACTATGGGTACATCTGGGACTGGTACTGTTATTGTAAATGCCCCAGTCTTGGTAAATGGAAACTTATACACAACTGGAAATTTGGATGTTTCAGGCGACGTTCATATTGGTGGTAACATTACAATCGGCGATCAATCTAGTGACACCGTTACGTTTGTGGCTGGTATTAACAGTGATATTGTGCCATCAGTTACTGCAACTTATGATTTGGGAACCCCAACTTATAGATGGAATAATGTTTATGTAAGTCGTGCTGAAGTTGATACATTGGTGATTGACAGTAACACGATTAGTACCACCAACGCAAATGATGATTTACAACTTATTGCCAATGGTACTGGCCGGATTTATATACCTAGTAACAATGTACAAATCGATCAAAGTCTTACTGTAACAAATGACTTAACCGTAACAACTGGTACCTCATCATTAAAAAGTGTCAACATAACTGGAAATATCGGCCAAACTGGTAACATTAACCAAACTGGTAATTTCACCACTAGTGGCACTGCTACCGTTACTGGCAACATAACAGCTACCGGGTATTTACAATTACCACAAATAACAATAACTGGTAATTCGATATACACCACACCAACTAATACTGATTTAGAATTATATGCAAATGGTACTGGTAACGTAATAATAGAAGGATTAAAAGTTCAGGACAATACTATTCAAAGTATTGCAACTGATACTAATATCACATTAACCACACAGGGAACTGGTGGTGTTGTAATAAACAGTACTCGCAGTATAACAATACCAGTTGGCACGACCGTCCAACGCCCATTGACACCAGCTAATGGTATGATACGCTATAATACCACCTTATCAAGATATGAAGGGTATAATAATGGATATTGGTTACAACTAAGTGGGGTAATTGATAATAGTGGTAATACTAGAATATTAGCCGAAGCAACCCCTGGTGCAAATGATAATACCTTATATTTTTATGCAAATAATAACTTAACCGCGACTATTGATAGTACAAAATTGTTTGCACAAAAAATACAAACATCTAGTTTGGACATTAATGGTAATACCATTAGTACCATTGCAACTAACACTGATATAAATTTAACCACGACTGGTACTGGTAGAGTTAGATTTGGAAATCTAGCCGTTAACACCAACACAATAACTAATGTTGCATCAAATGCTATCACAGAATTTTTACAAACTGGTACTGGATATGTAAAATTTACTGGGGTGAACGGGGTGGTGATACCAAGTGGTGATACTTTACATGATCGGCCAACCGTAACTGAAACTGGAATGATACGTTTCAATACCCAATCGGTGATGGTTGAAATATTTGATGGTGTTTCATGGATTAGTATTGCTGGTAACTCTGGCGGGATATCCGCTTCAACCGCCGAAGACATGGGATTAGCATCGGCACTAATTTTCGGATAACAAAATGGCAACTTTTTTAAGAACAAAAATACAAAAATCAATTGGGACATCGGCAGTTACATTATTAAGCCCAACTGGAATTACCAGATATACCGTGATTGGATGCAACGTTGCAAATGTTACCGATGATGATGTATTCATCGACGTAACTATGGTTGATCCAAGTTTAAATGAAGTATATTTTATAAAACAATTAAAAATATCACCATATAATAGTGCAAAACTTGTTACTAATGGTGAAAAACTAGTGATAGCAGAAAACTGTCTATTCAAAATCGTAAGTGATACCACATCAAGTGTTGATGTAATTATCAGTTATGCTGAAATCGTATAAGGATAATACAATGAGTAATTATTTTTTAGGTAATGAAAAATCAGATTTGAAAGGGGATAGTCCTAACTACCTTTATGCATTTCGCAGAACTGATGATGGTGAACTTTACCTAGCTAAAATCAATCAATTAAGCAGAGTTGATTCGATTACAATTAACAATGAAGGTGACCCAGCCGATAATTTCACCGAGTTTGAAACTGGTGTTGATTTTTTTGAAGGTAGAGACGTATATCATAATTTAACATATGAAAATTTAAATTATGAACAATATCGTTGGGATGACAGAAACATATATTACTATATTGACAGTTCTGGAAATTTAGTAATACGTACTGATATGAAATATCAGTACCCAAGTGGAATATAATGAGATAATACATGGCTGAATTTAAATTAGATAGAATAAGATTTACCTGGAAAGGTGACTGGACTGCTAGTACATTATATATAAAAGACGATATCGTTCGTTATGGTGGGAAATCATACGTTTGTTTAGTAGGTCACACCGCTAGCCCAAATTTTTACACAGATTTGAATCATATTAATACTTTGACAGAACCAGATACCGCCCAACCATATTGGACTTTGTGGTTTGATGGGTATGCATGGAAAAGTAGTTGGAATTTTTCGACGTTTTATAACCAAGGTGATATAGTTAGATATAATGGTTTCTTGTACATTTGTCTTACCTCGCATACTTCTACCGCACATATTGATGATCTCTCAGGATTAACCACCGATTCATCAAAATGGTCAGTTTATCTTAAAACTGATAATTGGAGAGGCGAATGGTTGGTTACTACTGCATACCAAAAAGGCGATATTACAAGATATGGCGGAACTATTTATAGATGTATAGTTACGCATCAGGCAGACCCACTAATTGGGTTTCCAAGTTGGGGATGGGAAATTGTTACTCAAGGTATAGATTACAAATACACTTGGACTGCATCAACTGTTTATAAAGCTAAAGACATTGTAAAGTACGGTGCTGATATTTGGTTATGTACAACCGACCACACCTCTATTGCAACATTTCAAACAATTAACTGGACGTTATATGTACCAGGTGTAAAATTTAGAGACGCCTGGCTTTCTTCTACCTCACTTTCTCCTAGTGAGTGGTTACCAAGTGTATGGTATAGACATAATGATATTGTACAATTCAATGGTACTATCTATAAATTTATAATAGAAGAAGGTATTGATATTAGGTTAAACACTATTAATGCAACAACTATAGCATCATTGATACAAATACAGTTTATTGAAATTATAACATACAATTATGCTCCCGGTGATATCGTTGGTTACGGCGGCTACAATTATATTAGTAAAACTCATAATACTGATGCAGTTCCGAGTGCTAGCCCATCTGACTGGACATTATTAACCACCGGGTTTAGAATTAAAGGGGATTGGGTATCATCCATTCAGTATTATGTTGGTGATGTGGTAAGACGTAATGGACAGCTATATGTTTGTATTTTAGATAATTTAAATACAGAAACAACTAATACTGGCTTTTGGACTTTAGTTATATCCGGTAATGAATGGCATGGCGCGTGGCTCGCTAATAATACATATGTACTTGGTGATTTAGTCTCGTATAATACATCGACCTATAGATGTATTTTAAAGCACACCTCAAGTTCTAGTAATAACCCGATTGCCGATACGACTAACACATATTGGAATTTATTGATTAGTGGTGCGGTTAATGAACCAATGACGGCAACTGGTGACACGATAACATACCAAAGTACATATATTCCAGTTCATATAGGTGCGGATGGAACCACTTATAAATCAAATACATTGCCATATTGGGAAAAATTTGGTGTAACCTCTAATGTATTTTACGTGGCACCAACTGGTACCGATGCAACAACAAAAGGAACCACTTTAGACCAACCGTTTAAAACAATAAAATATGCGTGTGATTATATTGCAAGTTTAAATGTACCAAGTGCAACCTTGTTTATTAAAACTGGTACTTACAGTGAAATATTACCAATTACGGTGGTTGCTGGATTAGAATTAGTTGGCGATGAAATTAGAAGCACAGTAGTCCAGCCAGCAAGTGGATACACAACATCAAATATGTTCTATGTTAGAAATGGTTCTGGAATTAGAAATATGACCTTATCTGGTTTATCAGGAACATTAGGTGCAGCCAATTCATATGGCACAAGCCGCCCAACCGCTGGTGCATATGTTAGTTTAGACCCAGGTACAGGACCGACTGATTCATCAGTTTGGATTACCACGAAATCACCATATGTTCAAAATGTATCTACATTTGGGTCAGGATGTGTTGGTTTAAAAGTCGATAGTACATTACACAATGGTGGTAATCGTTCAGTTGTTGCAAACGATTTTACACAAATTTTAAGTGATGGGATTGGTGTTTGGTGTACCGGTAGTGGAGCCTTGACCGAATTGGTATCCGTATTTTCGTATTATGGCCACATTGGTTACTTGTCTGAAAATGGTGGGAAAATTCGTGCAACTAACGGTAATAGTTCTTATGGTACTTACGGTACAGTTGCTGAAGGATATGACCCAAATGAAAGCCCATTAATTGGTGCGGTTAACAATAGAACCCAAAATGCACAAGTTGCGTCATCCTTTGCAGGACAGGCACAAGATAAAATTTTAGTGTTAGAATATTCAAATGCTGGACAAGGATATTCATTACAATCGCAGCCATATGCAACATTTAGCGGTGCTGGTACTGGTGTATCGGTTCTGTTTGATGAATTTAGAGATAATGCAATATTCGAAGCATTTGTTACTGGTTCCACATATAGTGCAGGTGGTAATGGGTACCTTACTGGTGGGAACCAAGCACAAAGCGGTACATCAACAACTATTACTATTGCATCCAATGATCAAAGAACCTCAGCGAATTACGTTGGTATGAGAATTATTATAACCAGCGGTACTGGGGTGGGACAATATGGATATATTCAATCATATAATTCTGTTAGTAAAGTTGCAACTATTTATAAAGAAAGCACTGGTATTGCTGGATGGGATCATGTTATTCCTGGAACAACTATTGCATCCGTATTGGATTCAACAACTGTATACAGTATCGAACCGCGTGTTACTTTCTCAACACCACCAATTACATTAACCGCAACTAGTTCTGCTGCTAATACCTCGGCAATTGCATATGGTAATGGTAAATTTGTCACGGTTGGCGGAATCGCTTCTGGGGTTATGGCATACTCAACCACTGGTAGTTCGTGGGCAACTGGGACTGGAACAGTGGGATTCAATTCGCCAACGGTCGCATTTGCGGGTGCATCTAACACATTCGTTGCCATCAATAATTCTGGAAATGTATACGGATATTCAACGGATGGGATGGTATGGACCAGTGGAACGTTGCGGCCGTCGGGTTCAAACACGCCAATTATTGCTGCAGGATCTAAAGTTGCATTTGTCAGTTTTAATGCAACCAGAACTAATATAACAGGAAGATCTGAGGATTTGGCCAACGCCACTAGATGGCCAACCCTATCACAGACCACGGTTGTCTCAAATGCTGCTATCGCACCTGATGGTAATATGACCGCTGATAAAGTTGTTGCTACCGCAGTTACATCTACTCACTACATTCAATCTGGATACTATTCTATTACTGATAACGTCCCATATACCGCATCGGTATTTGTAAAAAGTGATGATTATGCATCAAAACGTTTTAGATTGAGTGTTAATGGTTCGGTTGTTGCTGATTTTAATTTATCGTCGTTAACAGCAACGATGGACTTTAATCCTGGTGAAGGAACACCGCTTTCTTATTCGGTAACGCCACTTGATAATGGTTGGTATAGATGCTCTTTTACCTTTACGTTAAATGTCACAGCCACTTATATTGCATTATATCTGTCAAACGGTAATTATGGATTTTTAGGAGATGGTGTATCTGGTATATATTTCTGGGGTGTACAGCTTGAAATAGGTTCATCTGCATCCGCGTATATTCAGTCACTAGGATATTCATCAACCAACAGTACCACTGAATTGCTTACATCGACTAATGGAATAACATGGACCGCGTTGGGTTCACCATCCGTTGCTGGCGGTCCTATTGCGTATGGTGCTGGTATATATGTTTCATTCGCATCTGGGAATACAAACCAAGTTTCATATTCGGCAACTGAAATAACATGGGACACAGTAACATTACCAACGACCGCAACTTGGGCAAGTTTAATATATGGTAACGGTAGATTTGTTGCAATCGCAAATAGTGGAACCAATGCTGTATACTCATTAGATGGAATTACATGGGTTGCGTCAACATTGCCTATTAGTGCAGCATGGACGAATATCACCTATAATCACGGTATGTTCTTTGCTATATCTAATTCAGTTAATTCAGCAACCAGTACGGACGGTATTGTATGGGTATTACAAACATTACCAAATAACCTATGGAATAATGTCGCCATTGGTTCTATTTCAAATGTACCAACCGCCATTGTTATTGATACGACTGGTAATACCCAAGCTATTACGTTGGGAACCCCAGCTGTTGGTAGAGTAATTACCGCATCAGGAAAGATTGGTGGTATTAAACTATGGAATCCTGGTAGTGGATATCTATCTGATCCGTCAATATCACAATTTACAGGAAGTATTACCGGAACAACGTTATCAGTAACATCGGTTAGCTCGTTAACCAATCCGCTTGTTGGAATGTTATTGGGTGGTGCGTATGGTAATATTTCAGCAAATACATCAATAACAGCTCAGAATAGTGCAACTTTCGTTGGTTTCATATCTAATTTTAGTTTAACTATTACAAATATTACTAGTGGAATCATTACAACTGGACTTGTACTATCTGGAAACGGGATTGTGTCTGGTTCTACAATTACTGGTTCTGATTCAGCTATATTTACAGGTTCTATATCTGGTACCACACTTACAGTATCAGCAATGACGTCCGGGGTTATATATGCAGGTATGACACTCACCGGCGGTGCTATCCCAACTGGAACGTATATAGTTTCAAATATTAGTGGGGCTGGTATTAACAGTACTTGGACTGTAAGTGCATCAGTTACCCAAACTTCGACAATTATTTCTGGAATAAGATATACCATTAATATCAGTCAAACTGCTGCCGCAACCGGTATAGCTGGGAATAGTTACACGGTTAATGTATCTCAAACAGTTGCATCAGTTTATATGCAAGGATATACAGCTGGTTCAGCAGTGGTAACAATTACAGATCCAAATGCAACAACCGCAGCGGTGCTAACTTGTCGCACGGGTAACGGTGTTTTAGGCAACCCGTCGTTTATCTCGCGTGGGTCCAAATATCAAACATCGACCACCACTTGTAAAATTATCGGTGGAAGTGGGTATGCGGACATAAATCAAACATCAAAATACTTAACCGTTAGTAATCTAACTTATCAACCTAGTTTGGGTTCAAGTTTAGTGGTTGCTAATGATTCAACAAAATATAAAGTCGTTAGCGTGTCGGCAACACCCCCTGACCCATATTTTAGTAATGTTGTGCTATTTTTAACTGGCGATGATTTACTTGATCATTCATTATCGCAAGTATCAATGAGTAATATTGTTGATCGAGTGACTGTTAGTAATGCCGAAAAATACACTGGTTCGGGATCTTTATATTTCCCACCGATTGGTGGCAATTTTGCATTTACACAAATTACTATTTCTAGTGATTTTACTTGGGAGGTGTGGTTAAAAAGAACAGCTGTGGCTGGCGGTAGTTATACTATGGTTACCCAAGTTGCTGGTTCAGAAGCTATCGGATGGTATGGAAATAGTACAACTTGGCGGGTACAATTAGCTGATGTTACTGGTATGTTTACAATACCGGATACCATCAACCAATGGGCGCATTATGCTGTTGTTAAATATGGTAATACGATTCGTGTGTTTGTAAACGGTATAGAATATGGAAGTATGGGGGCATTATCAACCACCTCATTAAAACTTGATAGAGTCGGTGGTACAAGTTTAGGATTTGTTGGTTATATGGATAATTTGAGAATATCAAATTTTGCAAGATATACCAAGAATTTCACCCCACCTACTGATATATTCTCATCATACACACTTCAGATTAGCCCAGCTATTGATCGTGCATTAACACCGGTTCACGGTACATCGGTATCTATTAGACAGAAATACAGCCAAGTAAGATTAACTGGTCATGACTTTTTATTAATTGGTACTGGTAATAAAACAACCACTAATTATCCAAATGTTGATGTTACAACCGCCGCATCATTTAAGCAAGTTCAAGAAAATAACCTAGGTCGAGTATTCGTAACCTCAACTGACCAAGATGGTAACTTTAATGTTGGTGGATTGTTTGGTGTACAACAGGCAACTGGTATTGTTACTGTTTCAGCTGATTTATTTAACTTAAATGGAATAACATCTTTATCATTAGGTGGAGTACAAGTTGGTGTAAACCAAGTATCAATTTCCCAATTTTCAACTGATTCCTATTTTGTTGCAAATAGTGATAGTATTGTTCCAACTGAACGTGCGATTAAAACATATGTTGCTAGAGCGATTAGTGCTGGCGGCGCTAACGCACAAACATCAGTTCTTACCGCAGGTACTGTTCAAATTGGACCATATAAAATTGGTTCAACTACCTCTGGTGCCGTTAAGATTAACAATAAAATGAATTTCAAAAACGGTGTTACTGGTACCATGTTAGCAATGAATTATTTTAAGCAAAGCTGGACGTAATTATGATAACAGATAAATATAAAAACAACAAAGATTTTTGGAGTAGCTAAATGGCTGAATTTAAATTAGGTAGAATACGTTTTATATGGAAGGGCGCTTGGGCAGCTTCAACCGCATATTTAAAAGACGATATTGTTAGAAATGGTGGTAAAACATACGTATGTATCGTTGGGCATACCAGCTCTGCAGATTTTACTACAGATATTAGTAACGTTCCAACACGATGGAACCAGGTATCTGATGGTACTGCATGGATGTCAGATTGGACTATTAATACATACTATCGATTAAATGATGTAGTGAAATATGGTGGAAAATTATATATTTGTACATCAACACATACATCAGCTGCAACCACCGCATTAGGTTTAGACGCCAATGCAAGTAGTTGGGATGTATATGCCACCGGATTTAAATGGCAATCAACGTGGACAACGTCAACAAAATACAGAGTAAATGAAGTAGTAAAATATGGGGGTATTGTATACGTTTGTAACACCAATCACGTTTCAGCTGCAACCGCAACATTGGGATTAGAAACTAATATTGGGTACTGGGATGTATACCACAAAGGGTTTGATTACTTAGGTCAATGGAGTGGTAGCTCTGTTAGATATAAAGCTAATGACTTAGTTAATTTTGGCGCAGATGTTTGGATTTGTACAACCTATCATACGTCAAGTGCATCATTTATTGAGGCAAACTGGGCAAGATTTATCGAAGGGTTGACTTACGAGAATACATGGTCGAGTGCTACAACTTATCAACCAGGTGACATCGTTGGGTATGGCGGGTATTCTTATATTAGTAAAACAATAAACAGCAACGCAATTCCGTCTACAAGCACCTCGAACTGGGGATTATTTACCACTGGATTTAACTTTATTGGTGATTGGGCAGCCGCACAATCTTATCAAGTTGGTAATGTTACAAGACTAGGTGGATACACTTATGTTGCCGTTTTAGACCATACATCAAGTTCAGGTAATACACCTCCTAATTTAACATATTGGTCACGATTGAATTCTGGTATTAAATGGGCAAACGTTAATAAATCATATACCGCTGTGGCTGGAACTAACGTAACAGCAACAGGTAACAGTGCCACATTTAACGTAAGCACTGTCGGTACATCGTATTCAGTTACCTTGAATGCACCCGGTACTGGCTATAGCGCATCGACCACTATTAAAATTTTAGGTACACAAGTTGGTGGGTTAAGTCCATTTAACGATATCTTAATTACAATTGCCACAATTTCTGGTAGTGCAATTGCAACTATTACCGCGACTGGGTATGCTGCAACTTGGGCAACCTCGACTGGATATGTTGCTGGCGACTCAGTATCATTTGGTGCAAACTCTTATATTTGTATTTTGGCGCATACCGGTGCTACTATAAACAGACCAGATAACGATTCAACTGGTACATATTGGAACGTATTATCAGCTGGTTCATCAACCTCTGTGTTAACCACCACTGGTGATATTCCTTATATGAGTCAATCTGGACCAGCAAGATTAGCTGTTGGTGCCGCTGGACAAATTTTAAAAGTTTCGTCATCATTAGTTCCATCGTGGAGCTACTTTGGTGTTATTGACCAAGTATATTATGTTAGTCCCGCCGGTGTAAATAACCCAGCACCAGATTATGGTGTTACCCTAGATCGTCCTTGGTTAACTGTACGTTATGCAACCGAACAAGTTGAAAGAGGGGCATTAAATCCAAATGGTTCTTATTTACTGGCAAGAAACAGAAGTTATATCCAAAAAGAAGTAATCGCATGGATTAACTATCAAGTTACAAATAGTATCGCACCATTTGCAGGATTCTCTTACGTTCAAGCAACTTGTGAACGAGATATTGGTTATGTAATCGATGCATTAGTTTACGACTTATCACACGGTGGTAATGCTCGTTCAGTGGCCGCCGCCCAAGCTTATGTTGGTGGAACATATACACAGTTGACTAACCAAAAAACACAAGACGTTGCTGGATACAATCAAATGGTATCAGTAATTAATGCCGTTATTGCAAACACTGCACCTGGTACAACATATCAAGCAACTGTAACTCGTGTTAGTGATTCGACAAAAACATTGGAATCTGGTGTTACCACATTAGTAACAAACTTAGTTAAAGTTATCACCGATGCAATTACTGCAGGTGTTAATACTAATATTCCAGCGGTTGTTAATACAACTTATACAATTTTTGTAAAAACTGGTATCTACTATGAAACATTGCCAATTATTGTACCTGCTAACACCGCGTTAGTTGGTGACGAATTACGTTCATCAAATATTAGACCAAAAAGTACAGCAATTGCAACAACTGATACAACATATAGTTTAGCCGCAGTAACCAGATTAAGTGCTATTATCTCAAATTTGGTACAAAATTTAACAGTGACCCCAACCTCTGGAAATGCGTTAACACCAGTTACCACCCGCCCAGCAAGTAATTCAACTGTGGGTACGGCAGCTGTTGCGTTATTTACTAATTATAAAGATTATATTAACTATTACATTAATAGTTCTGGTTCAGCACCATCTTTAACTGGTACTGTCACACCAACCGCAACACAAGCATACTATGACGCGGTTGAAGTATTAGAAGCAAATAAAGAATTCTTGGCTCAAGAAGCTGTTGCGTATACAAATTATACATACAGCACAACCGTGTCAGCAACCGCGACTAATGGTAATATTACCGTTGCAAGTTCAACTAACTTTGCGGTCGGTATGCCAGTTGTGTTTAGCGGAACCGTTGGCGCATCAGGTATCGTGGTCGGAACTGTATACTATGTTAAAACCTCGGCAGCTAATGTTATCACTGTTGCGGCAACCTCTGGTGGTACAGCGTTGACATGGTCAGCAACCTCTGGAATGTCGTTTACTATAAAATTATCATATGATTCCACCGCTTGTGCGCGTGACGTTAGAGAATTAGTTAACGCAATGAAATACGATCTAGTTTATACTGGAAACTATAGAACATTATTGGCGGCTCGTTATTATAGACGGAGCGTACAAACATCAGTATTAGAAGATATGTTCTATGTGCGTAATGCAACTGGTATTCGTAACTTAACTGTACAAGGATTATCTGGAACTTTAGGAACTGCTAATGCATATGGAACACAACGTCCAACCGCTGGTGCTTATGTTAGTTTAGACCCAGGATGGGGTACCGCAGATTCGCGTGCTTGGATTACGTCTCGCAGTCCATATATTCAAAATGTAACCACTTTTGGTACTGCTTGTACTGGATTAAAAATTGACGGTACTTTGCATAACGGTGGAAATCGTTCAATTGTTGCTAATGATTTTACACAAATTATAAGTGATGGTATCGGTGTGTGGTGTACAGGTACGAATGCATTGACTGAATTGGTATCGGTATTTTCATACTACGGACATATTGGTTACCTAGCTGAAAATGGTGGTAAAATTCGTGCAACAAATGGTAATAGTTCTTACGGTACATACGGTACTGTTGCGGAGGGAGTTGATTCATCTGAAACAGCATTGACCGCGACCGTTAACAATCGTTCTAGTCAAGCAATTATTTCAAATGTTGTAACTAATGCGGTTGATAAAATTTATCGTGTTGAATACTTAAATGCTGGTACCGGATATAATACCGCAACTTACTCATTCGTTGGTACTGGTTACGGCGTTACAACAGTTGGTAATGAATTTAGAGATAATGCTGTATATGAAACTCGTTTATTAACAAATGGTGCAAACTATGTAACAACATCAAATACTGGACAAGCTGGTAATACAACACAAATCACCATTGCGGCAACTGATAGTGCAATTAGTTCTGCATATACCGGTATGAGAATTCAGTTAAATGGTGGCGCTGGTGCTGGACAAAGTGGTTACATTGTAAGTTACAACTCAGGTTCAAAAATTGCGTTAGTTGCGAAAGAAAGTTTCCCTGATATGACCGCAACTGCTACAACTGCAAGTTCGGACTTAATCACAGTTGCAAGTACGAGTACGTTAACCGCAAACATGCCGATTTATTTTGGTGCAGCACTTGCTAATATTTCAGCGAATACTTTATATTACGTTAAAACTATTTCAAGTACCACACAATTTAGTATTAGTACAATTGCTGCTGGAACAGTATTTGATATTTCAAGTGATACATCATCACAAACTGTAACAGTACACGCAGCAGGATGGGATCATGCTGTTTCTGGTACATCTATTGCATCCGCGTTAGATGTTACAACCACTTATACCATTGAACCAAGAATTAAATTTAGTGCTCCTGCGTATTCCGCAACTGCAACAACCATTACATCAAACGCTTGGTCAAGCGCCGCATATGGGGATATAAATGGAACTTACGCAGCGGTAGGTGTAACAGGTGGCGCGGGTTCTAGTGCAACATTTACAGTTGTAAGAACTGGTGTTGCATATGCAGTAACATTGGTTTCTGGTGGTACCGGATATGCAATTGGTAATACATTAACAATTGCAGGAACAAGTTTAGGTGGAACCGCAACTAATAATATTACAATTACAGTAACCAACGTAGTTAGCGGTACTGGCGTAATTAATAACTTTACATATAGTGGTGTTGGTGCAGGCGGAAAATATGTAGCGGTATCAGAAACATCCGGTACGGCAACATTAGTTAGTTCCGACGGTATTACTTGGACAGCAGGAGGTGCGTTAACTTCTTCAGCTATTTGGCAGGATATTAAATATGGCGTTGTTAGTGGTGTAGGCACATGGATTGCACGGTCAGGTAATATCACAAGTTATTCAACAAACGGTGGTACATCGTGGACAGCAGGTGGTGCATTTACAACAGGTACATCACATGCATTTGGTAGCGGAAATGGTATATTTGTTGGTGTAGCATACGCAGGAACCACCAACATTTCAACAAATGGTGGTGTATCATGGACAGCAGGTGGCGCTTTACCAGTAGTATCGGCTAACTGGATAGCACCAGCTTACGGTGCAGGAATATGGGTCACTATGGCACTTAGTTCAACTTATGCAGCGTATTCAACAAATGACGGCGCAACTTGGACTGCGACTACTATTAGCGTTGCTAACTGGTCAACTGTTACATACGGTAATGGCCGATTTGTAGCGGTAGCACCGGAACGGTCAGCATACTCTTTTGATGGTATTACTTGGTACGATTCTAGACATCCTGACAGTGCATACAAACTTGGATATGGTCAAGGAATATTTGCAGGGATTAATTATACAGGAGCAGTAACCAGTTTTCAAACATCCGAAGATGGGGTATTTTGGACTTCTAGAACAATTCCAAGCTCAACTAATTCTGTGATTGTATTTGGAAATCCTAATAATATACCAAGATGGGTTTTATTACCACAATCGTCAACAACTGGATATTATTTAAATATTGGTACAACAACTAGAGGACGTGTAAAAGTAGCAAATGGTGCTATTAGTGAATTTAGAATTATTGAACCAGGAAGTAGTTATGGTTCAACGCCAACATTAACTATTACTGATCCAAACGCAACAACAGCATTTACATATACAGTTAGAACTGGGACTGGTGTATTAGCTAATCCAACATTTACCAATAGAGGAACACAATATGCATCATCAACCGCCACCGTAACCGGTAATGGATATGCTGATATGTACCAAATTGGCAGTTATATTAACGTATCAGGATTAACAAGTCAACCAATTGCAGGTTCAAATGTTGTATTCGCTGGTAATTCAACCGTATATAAAGTCGTTGCTATCACAAACTATTTAAGTTCAGGCGGTGGAATCGCACCATATAATGCAACAATACAAGTTAGTCCGGCTATGACAACCGCACTTGCACCTACTCATACGACAGCTGCAACAATGCGTATTAAATATAGCCAAGTTAGATTAACTGGTCATGACTTCTTGAACATTGGTACAGGTAATATTGCAAATACAAATTACCCAGGTACACCAAATTTAGCGGTTGATAGTACTAAACAAACTGTACAATTTGGTGGTGGACGCGTATTCTTTACTAGTACTGACCAAGATGGTAACTTTAACGTTGGGAACTTATTCTCAGTTCAACAGTCAACTGGGGTTGCAACATTGAATGCTGATGCATTTAACATTGCTGGGTTAAATCAATTAACTATTGGTTCGGTAACATTAGGTGGTACAAGTGCAACGATTACATCGTTCTCAACTGACCCATACTTTACATTAAATAGTGATAGTATAGTACCGACACAAAAGGCAATTAAATCATACATTAATAGTCAAATTGGTGGTGGCGGTAGTTCATTAAATGTAAATACATTAACCGCTGGTACTGTGTTTGTTTCAGGTAACACTATATCGACCACAACAGGTGTACAGATTAATGCAACAAGTAAATTTAATTTTATAGGTGGGGTCGATGGTTCACCTTTATCATTATCATACTTTTTAGTATAAAAAATAGATATTGCTACTCTTCGGAGTAGCAATATAGCCAAAATTATAAAATATGGAGAAATATAATGGCATCAGGAATTTTAGGATCATCTGATCTAGCAGCAACAACAAATACAACCTTGTATACCGTTCCTGCAACAACATTTGCTGTGGTAACAGTTTCAATTTGCAACAGAGGTTCATCTTCAGTATTAGTTCGTTTAGCACTTGCGACATCAGCATCACCCGCCGCTAATGAATATATTGAATACGATGTAACGATACCACCTAAAGGCGTGGTTGAAAGAACCGGTTTAGTACTAGATGCAACTAAACGAATTGTAGCATACTCAAGTGCAACATCTGTTTCTGCGGTTGTGTATGGAATCGAAACATCAACTGTATAAATAATAGATAACAAGGAATTTTTTTAAATGGGTAGAATATATACAGCACCAACAATTAACAAATCAGTAATTAATAATACAATTACTAGTACATTATCATCTGTTTACACAAACGCCACTGGTGCAGGCGCAGAGTTACGTGCAGTTAATATCAATGGTGTGCAAAATAATGCAACAATTAACTCAACCGCTAGCGGTGCACAAGAATGGACACCATTTGGTTCAAATGTTAATCCTATTATTAGTTATAGTGGCGCAAGCACATACGGATGGGGTGAACCGTATCAAGTACAATTAAGTGCAAATCGTGTATTGTTATTTTTCCTTCCTCATTCACATCACCGTTGTGGAAGTTTAGATTTCTTTGGTGGAAATATGATCCACACACAAATTGTTGAATATCAAACTAACAAATACGTGGCTGGACCAATCCAAAACCACACGTTACCAGTTGCTTGGTTTAGTGATTTTAGCTATAACTTATGGTCTGCACCTAACGGTAGTTCAACCTCCTGGCAACAACCTTGCTGGAGAGCAATTGCACTTACCGCAACTAAAGTGGCAGTTGTTTGCCAACAACGTACTACTAAATATTTAATGAGATTTACTATTACGGGTAACACTGTTGACCACCTTGTTACCAGTTTAGATATGTCAACCGCATTTGGGAACGCCAATGCATATCCATTTGCACTTGAAATCGTCCCAGACAATACTGATAAAGTAATTGTTGCATCAGGTACGGCGGTTGGTAACTGGAGTGCGCAGGCATTTAACATGGCAAACACTGGCGCAATTTCTACTGCAGGTTCTATACAAAGTCTTGGTATTGCACAATCAACATACAATATTGGTATGTGTAAAATGGTAAAAACTGCAACAGCAAACGTTACCCCTTACTTGTTTGCAGTAACAACCTCTGCCACCGCTAGCCAAGCAATTGCATTCAACTTTAACTCAAGTACTAACGCATGGACCAGTGCAGCCACCGCTGTATCATTAACCGCTGTCAGTTCCGCCCACTCTGGATTAGAATGTGCGTGTTTATCGACAGGAACCAACGTTAACGCAGTTATTGCAGCCACCACTGGAACTGGCGCGTCTGACGGATTAGTGACTTTCTATCGTCAAACCAGCTCAACGACATTATCTAACACCAGAACCCAGCTTACGACACAACACACTACTATGAAGAGTATATCTGAACATTACCAATGGGGTGATGAAAGAGTTGTATTTGTTGGTGAATACGGGTGTTTAGTATGTTATGATAGTGCAGGTGTGGCAACTAATTTAATCAATGGATTAAGTGAAAGTGTTAACACTGTTCGCTATTCGACTAAATGGTATCCATTTAATAGTCGCCCATTATACATATATTATGATCCTGCAACTATTAATGCAAACGCATCTGGCAATTACAAAGCACGTATTAATTCGACTGGTAGTACCACAAGCGTTGGCCAAACCGCCCACACTGGTAACTACTTGCCATGGGGATATGACTACGGTGAGGGATATGCGTGGAATGAACCGGCAGGATGCTGGATGGTATGCCAAGGTGGTAGAATTTACGCAATGAATACATCTGGTGTTGTATTGAGTGAAGTACTTCTCAGCTCAATGAATGCATCATTAAATTACATTTATGCCGCAACCCAAATCCAAGTAACACCAACCGGTAGATTACTAATCGGTATTGAATATGGGAATAGAGTGTATCCACATACAAGCTACGGGCCACATAACACTAATGGCACATTTGGTAACAACTGTCTCGCGTTAGTTACTGAAGCAATGACATCTTATACCCAATTACCAACTTTAAAATCACAACAAAATTTAGTAGGTATGAGTGGCGGTGCACTATGTAACATGGTATACTTTAGTGAACAAACGAGTGCAACAGCCACCACAGAAATGGCGTATTTGTTGTACATGGGTAGCAGTGGAACCTTTATGCGTATGGGGTTGTTTAATGGTTCTACATGGAGTGATTTGGGTAACACTGGTATGAATTTCGGTGACGGTACCTGGACTATCGGTTATCGGCCAAATTTCAAATTGATTCAAGATACCCCGTGCTCGTTAACTTTCTCAAGAGGGCTATGGAGAATAATTGGATCATACTTCCCTAGTAGTGCCGCTAACTATGCACTGCATGGTATGAGTGCTGCATATGCGGTTGCCACCAACTTAAGTAGTTTTACCACAACGGCCTACCCATTAAATGGAAAAACCGGTGGTGAAAGCCAAGTTACTCAAGGATGGGGTACACCAATGCATGTTCATTGTGGTTCTAAATCTGGTACGCAAGTTGCAATGATGTATGATGAATATCTCGGAACCCCAAGAATATATGCGTCAATTAATGGTCGTTTAAATGATTGGCAAGGATATTACACCCAATGGGCGCCACAATCAGTTTTATCAACTAATTCTACTGGAAATTTAATCACCGTTGCAAGTACAACTGGTATGTATACTAATATGGCGGTTAGATTTAATGGTACTGCATACGGTGGTATAGGCGCTGGTACAACGTACTATGTATTATCTGGATTTACCTCTACCACGTTTTCAGTAAGTACGTCAGTCGGTGGAAGTGCATTAACATTATCATCAGCAACGGGTAGTTTGATGACCGTATCGTTATATACTAGCCATAGATGGGCACAAATCGTTGCCAGTAAAATGGGATATGCTGTTACTTTACAAAACACAGCACAAATTGACCAACAAGCATTTAACTATAATTTTAACACCGTTGATTCGACCACTTATCAATCAACCCAAGTTGCGACAATTGGTAGTGGATGGATTGTATTATACAGAACTGGTAAAAATTCATGGCAGTTATATAACTCAACCGCATCACTTAATAATACTTACACCGCATACGGATTACCAGACGATGTCAAATTCTATTTAACATTAGATGATAATGCTGGTAACGTATTTTATTTAAACAATGGTCAGACACTTAGTCCAAGCGATACCACAACTGGGTTATTCCGTAGTGAAACTGTTTATCAAGTTCCAAATGGTTATAGTATTAAAGCATCATGTGATACCCCAAATGTTATTGCAGTGTTATTAACTATCAAGGAGAGTCAATAATTATGTTTTTTAAACAATTTTCTAATTCTTTTGGTTTGACTAATACTACCACTGGTTTTACACAGCTTACAAGCACCGCTGGTACTACCAGTGGTGTAATCCCATTAACCAAAGATAACTGTGGCCAAATAACCTATTCTAGACCAGGATCGTATACTTGGGTTTGCCCAGGTTCAGTAACGGTAGTTTCGGTTGTATGTATCGGTGGAGGTGGTGGTGGATATACCGGTTGGTCAAATTGTTCTGGCGCAGGTGGCGGCCTAGGTTGGAAGAATAATATCCCAGTTATACCAGGAACATCATATACTGTTGTTGTTGGTGACGGAGGAGCTAAGAATGGCGGACTAGGCGGAAATAGCTATTTTATATCTACAACTACCGTTGCTGGATACGGCGGCGGAAACGCCACCTCCGGATCCGATTCATCCGGGCCAAACAAGAACGGTTACGGCGGTGGCTGGTACGGTGACGGGGGCGGCGCTGGCGGCACATCATCAAGTTGGAATGGCGGCGGTGGCGCGGGTGGCTATACAGGGAATGGTGGCGATACTAATTCGTTGCCTGCGGCAAACTCAGGCGGCTCGTGCGGCGGCGGATCCTATAGTTCGACATACGGCACAGGTGCGGGTGGTGGTACCGGTATACATGGTAAAGGTGATACAGCTAGCGGCTGGTGGCACGGTAATCAATATACTGGTGGCAATACTATTAATTTTACAACTACTGCGGGTTACGGTGGTGGTGGTGCAGGCGGAAGTGGAGGTTCTAGAGGAATGAGTGGTGAGAACCCAGCAACAAGCAGTGGTGAAGGTGGAAATAGTAATTGCTGGGGAGGATTATATGGCGGTGGCAGTGGCGGTCCTGGTACATCCTGGCCAGGTAACCCTGGAAAGGCAGGCTGGGGTGCTGTTAAGCTAATATGGACAACTGTACCGATCGATGTTAATAATCCAGGAAGATTATTCCCTTCAACATACACGGCAGATATATCATGATTAATTTATATATTAGATTAGAAAACGGTGAACCAGTTGGCCATCCAATCGCTGGTAGTAATTTACAATATATTTTTCCAGGTATTAATTTAGAAAATAATATTCCAGAAGGTTGTGCAAAATTTCAAAGAAATGATGTTCCTGAATTGGGAGTTTATGAAAAATTGGAAGGGACCACCTATGAGTTTATAGATGGTGTTGTTCATGATGTTCACAACATTTCCAAACTGACAAAAACTGAAATGAAGAAAATGCAAGAGGATACAAAAGAAAGATGGAAATCTAATCCTCTTGCATTTAAAAGTTGGAAATTTAATCCCAAAAATTGTTGTTTTGAAGCACCAATTCCGTACCCAACTGATGGTAAATTGTATGAGTGGGATGAATTAACAGTAAATTGGAAAATCTATGATCCTGCATCTGTAATCCCATTAACTATTGTAAACAATGAAATAGTTACTGAGATGATTGAAAACGGTACATTACCAACCGAGATTGAACCAACAATTGTCAACGAACCAGTTGACGAGGTATCAGTTGATGATACTGTAGTAACTGATACACCAGCTGCGGAATAGTAGTTTAAAATCAATCCCGCATATTTAGTAGTATGCGGGATTTTTATCAGCTTAAAAACTGACTAAATACAGTACAACAATGAGATATTATGACGTTTTCTAATTTTTTTTTAACAGGGTTGAAAAATACTCTTAAACTCAAACGAGGGTTAAACTTATCGTATACAGGTACTGTAGTAAAAATCCCAGAAGCTACTGTATTTGATAAATGGAATGTAGGTGATTTTTCAAGTGCAGACTATAAAATAGTTATTGAATATGGCCCTAATGACATTGAGCATGTTAATGTAACAATTACCGCTAGAGTAAATTTTGCCAGTGTATTAGTATATGGTAGAACTAACTCTGGGCGTGATTTGGTTAAGTTCTCAGCAACAGTTAATGAATCCGCAGTTTCAGTGATTGCAACACCATACAACAATTCTGATACAATCACCCCATTAGTCAATATTATATTAACATACAAAGCAACTTATTCTGAAAGAATTAACACATTACAAATTCCAGACATCACTGGAAGAAGTGATAGCTTAGGTGGTGAACTAGGTACGTATAGAAATTGGTATAGTAATTTACCAGACAATTATATTGCTGTAAATGAGTTTGGGACAGTATCTATTACCAGTATTAGTAATATAGCATCGCCAGGACAATCAACACTTTCCGCAGATTTTATTTTAACTAAATTAAATTTTGCTAATTCTGATAATAATCTGTCATTTGCCTCATCATTATCTAGTTTAACATTTAATATATCAAACTATGGAAGTATTTCTGTTTCAAATAATTTTGTAATATCACCGGCGATCACAAGCCAAATTAATAATATTACTATTGGAAATACTCAACGGGTGAGTGGTACTTTTACGTCATTGACGTCCACCGATACAACGATATTAAACACATCACAAAATGTATCAATAGCACCAACCGGGACCTTGACTATTTCCCCAGCCAATACTGGTGATTGTGATAAAATGATAATAGGTGCAAATGTACCAAAAACTGGTAAATTTTCATCAATAACCAATAATTCTAATTTAATATTAAATGGAAATCAAAATATTTCTATAACAGGTACCAATACTGTTTTGATATCTCCAGTCGTTGGATTTATAGATAACACTATTATAGGTAATACTGTACCGGCATCTGGAAGATTTTCATCAATGACTATTACCCAAATAGCAAATACGGGTAATTCTCTTATTAAACAACAACAACTAACTTCTATTTTGCTTGGAGCAGGCGTATGAACAGTTATACATACTTGGGAGTGGCTGGGCAACCAACTATCAGTTTAACTCCAATTAACAATACATTAACACTTGTGGGCGGAAATGGGATTTCTATTACCACTAATAGTACAACGAATACGGTTACTTTTAATGCTAGTAGTGTAATTTCATTAGCAAGTTTAACAGTTACCGACCAGTTAACCGCAAACCCATCAACCACTGGTTCTATTAACAATACCACTATTGGACTAACAACTCCAAGAAGTGGACAATTTACCACATTGACAGCAACCACCTCGGTTTCATTAAGTCCAAGTACTGGAAATGTAACAATTTCGCCAACCGGATCAGGAACCGTTGCTATTAATCCAGCGACAACTGGTAGTATAGATAATGTAACAATTGGTGCAAACGTTCCGGCCGCTGGAACATTTACCTCACTGACCGTTACTGGTAATTTGTCATGTACTGGAAATAATTCAACTATTACTCTTAGTCCAACTGGTTCTGGTGTATTATCAATCAACCCGACTATTACGGGTTCGATTAACAACATGACAATTGGTAGTATAACACCGGCAGTTGGAACATTTACAACTGTCACTTTGACAACACAACCATCCGGTGCAAATAGTCCGTTAACTATCGGATATGCGGCTACGCTTGCCGCTGCATACGGTATGATAATGTGCTAAAGGAATATTATGGTTACAGTTTCGGAATTATTTAGATCGGCATCAGGATACGTTAGTCCATATTTTATAGTTGATGCTGACGGCAATTTATTAACTCAAACAGTTACAGTTACTGGTAATAGACTTGAGTTAACTAGTAGTGCGTATATTAGTTATAACGGTGACCCATTGCTCACCCATACTGCGCTAGGGGCTAGTATTACCTCTATACCTGGTACACTATCTGGTTTGACCGTCGCTGGAACGGTAGCGTTATCTGGTACTTTGCAAATGGTAACTGGTACGGTTAACTTAAATCCATCCAATACATCGGTGATTAACAACGTGGCAATTGGTGGAACCGTGGCGGCATCTGGTAACTTTACATCATTGACTTGTACATCTACTGGGCTAGTATCGTTGTCACCAACTGGTAATGTAACGGTTTCCCCAACTGGAAGTGTGACCGTTTCCCCAACTGGTAATGTAACGGTTTCGCCTAATGGTAATGTAACATTTGGTGGTTCTGGTACCTTATATTTAAATTCAACCAGTATTAATGCGACCGCAATTAATCAAACTATAAACTTTAGTCCAACCGGTACTGGAACAATAACAATAACACCAACCGCGCTTGGCTCAATAAACAACGTATCAATTGGTGTATTAACCGCCGCGCCTGGGCGATTTACATCTGCATCCGTTACAACCCCTGATGAAAATTGGAATAGTAATCGAAACGAGTTATCTACTAAACGATATGTAGAACAAGTAAGAATGCTATCATTTTTTGCAAGTTGTGGATGATGACGCAATAAATATATAAAATACAAATGGAGACATTTTAAATGGCTAAAAGTCAGATTAGACAATATGTTTTTACCCCAGGAAATGCTGGTGTAGGCACGATAAAAATACCAGGAAAGTACGACCTGAATCAACTATTAGTTATCACTAATACCACACGCAACATTATACTATACAATTTTGCGGATACAACAAATGCAAGTACCACTGTAACCTTTAGTAGAGCAGCTGATACTAATTTTACGAATGTACTTGAAAATCATGATGGGATTACGACTATAACATTAGCAGTTAATACTGCAACACATAGCAGCACCGATGCTATACAAATTTTTTACGAAAAACCTGAAATGACAGTTCGGCCCTGGCCAATGGGTACTGATGCATTTGAACGTACTCGTATTGCACAACCTGTTAGTATGCTTGATGCTGACTTTGAATACGGACTACAGCCTACTAAATGGCAAGCAGTTAGTATGATGAGAGGCTATCCAAGTGTTTTCGAGATTCCCGGTACGGATATGAATGTTAGTGCTATTACCACTGATGCTAGTAATGGTGAAAGTTTAATTACAGTTACCACTAGTGCTGTTCATGGAATGACTGCTGGTCAACCGTTTACTATTAAAGGTCTTAACTCTGGGATTTCTGGTTTCAGTCGTGCAGAAGGTAGTTTTATCATTAATACAACTGCATCCACCACAACTTTTACATACTATGCTAAAGCAAAAGTTGGAACAACAAATGGTGATTCGTTGTATTCGTCATATTTGCAATTACGTAAAGCCGGATTTTATACAGGTGCTTCAGTGAGTGCCCCATTGTTTACTTATTCTGCGGATGCGACCCCAATTATTACAGTTACCTTTCCAGCGGCGCATGGATTTCTACCAGGTACCACACTTATGGTTGTAATAACAAGTGATTCAAGTAATACACAAAATCATGCAATTGCTGGCGGTCCAATCTTTGTTGAAACAACGCCTAGTTTGACCACCTTCACTTACACTTGTAGAGGTGCCGCTGTTATCACTGGTACTATTGGCGCAACTATTTATGCTCGCCCGGATGCATTTTTCCAACATCGTCCAATCGATGGCGGTGTTATTTTAGGTACCGGTGGTCCCTCGTATGGTGCACACGCAATACGTATGAGTAAAAAATATATTCGTTACCAATCTGGTAAAGCAGTTAACTATAACACCGGTGCATTATTCGCCCCAAACTACGATTTAAAAAGTGTCACCGCAAGTGGTACATCTATCGGTAGCACAATTACTATTGTTACGGATGACGTCGATCATAGCTGCCAAGTTGGTGCAACTGTGCAATTATTTGGTATTATAACATCAGGGTATGTTGGAACATACCAAGTAGTTAGTATTATTGATGAAAGATCGTTAACTGTAACCGCAACGTCAGTTCTTGGTGCAACGACCGCATTATTAGAAGGCCCGTGTTATATGTGTGTCAAGAATTGGACTGGTGCTATCGTTCGTGCTGGTACTTTTGATGACCAAAATGGACAATTTTTCCAGTATGATGGGCAAACATTTAGTCTTGGTCGTAGATCAAGTACGTTTCAATTATCAGGTACGGTAACAGTAACCCCTGATAGCAATGTTGTATCAGGTATATCAACTAGATTCTTGTCACAATTAATCGAAGGTGATAGAATAGTTATTCGTGGGATGACGCATGTGGTAACACAATTAGTGTCGGACACAAGTTTAACAATTTCGCCTGATTACCGTGGTACCAACATTAGTAGTGGTATTAAGATTGCAAAAACCTTAGAAACAATTGTCCCACAATCTAAATGGAATGTTGACAGATGTGATGGTTCTAATGGCCCATTTAATCCAAGCGGATATCAAATTGATGTAAGTAAAATGCAAATGATTGGTTTGCAATGGACTTGGTATGGTGCCGGGTTTATTGATTGGATGTTACGTGGAAATGAGGGTAATTATATACTCGCCCATAGAATGCGTAATAATAACTTAAATAGAGAAGCGTATCAAAGATCGGGTAATAGTCCAGTACGATATGAAGTAATTAACGAAGGTGCAAGAAGCCAGTTAACTGCTGCCGTATCAGCATCAGACACATCATTGCCAATTTCAGATTTAACATTATTCCCATCCGCCGGTACCGTATATTTAGATAACGAGTTTATTAGATATACCGGAAAAAGTGCATCGACCGGACCAGGTAATTTGACCGGGTGTGTGCGTGCTGCAACTATTACACATTATGTAGCCGGGGCTAATCGTGTGTTTTCAGCAGGTTCCGCATCATCTCATATTTCAACTACTGGTGTAATCCAAGTTGCACAAACAGCCACGCCAAATATCAGCCATTGGGGTAGTGCATTTATCCAAGATGGTGGATTTGATTCCGATCGTGGTTACTTGTTTAACTATCAAAGTACAAACATCCCAGTATCTACCACTAAACAAACCGCGTTTATGATTCGTCTTGCCCCTAGTGTAAGTAATTCATTGATTGGTGATCTGGGAGATAGAGATTTAATTAATCGTGCCCAATTATTGCTTCAAGCGCTTGAAATTACCGCAGATAGTGGTACTGGTGGTATCATTGTTGAAGGAGTATTAAATCCCCAAAACTATCCGTCTAACGTGACGGACGTAGCGTGGAATGGTTTGCAATCATCCGGTGCCGGTGGTTTACCTAGTTTTAGTCAGGTGGTATCAGGTGGGTCGGTTGTATGGGCTGGTGGTGCAACACAATCAACCGCATCTATTACAACTGCGGCATTTTTAACTGGCTCAATTGCTATTGAACTTGTTCCTGGTGACTCAAGATCAATTCAAAATAATTCACCATACATTTATATTACATCGGCCAATTATGCATCTTATATTAGTCAAGGGTTAACGACTGGCCAAGCAATCACAGCTGCATCAGGTATCCAATCGGGAACTGTTATTAATGCTATAACCTTTTGGGGTACTTACAATTCAGTAAGTTACTATTATATTACATTAAGTAAAAATACTAATGCCACTGTGTCTGGAACAACAACCGCCACTGTCACGAACAGTTATCAAACGGTTAAAACCAGCCAAATTTTCTTCCAAAAGTCAAGTTGGGAAAGCACCAATGCGACAACTGGTACCGAGGTTGCGAGTGGAGGAATTTTCCCTGGTAGTACATATACCAACAGTGTGCAACTAGTTTCATTTTTTGGAACACAGTATTATAAAGTAAGTTTTAACCAATCATCTGATAGTGTTACAACTATTGTTCCAGGAACAACACAAGTTACCTTTAAATTTGGACAGCCACCGTATGCGCAACCGGGAGAACAGATTTTCTCATTTATTGCTGCACCTGGCTCACAAAGTGTATTAGATTTAAGTCAATTGAAAGAGTTAACTAATACAGTATTAGGTGGTAGAGGGTGTTACCCAAATGGACCAGACGTACTTGCAATTAACATATATCGTGCATCAGGTTCTGGTACTATTCCGTGTAACTTAGTATTAAGATGGGGTGAAGCCCAAGCATAACAAAAAGGCCCTTAACCGGGCCTTTTTTATTCACTAGCGTTTATTATGGTACATAACTCGAAAATGGTTTGCAATTTTGCTTTAATTATTTTATTTGAAAAACTAGTTCGCAAACCATGATGCAATGGTTTTGGTGCTGAATTAATAGTGGACCAAGCCCACCCACAATGTTCATCACTTAAAATTGGTATGAACTCATTCTCAACTAAACAAAAGTAAGTATGGAAATTAAAAATACTATCATTGGACACAAATTTTTCTAATGGTAGTACTTTAATAAACTCTGGAAAAAACCCAATTTCTTCCTCTATCTCACGATGTAATCCTTGCCACGGATTTTCATGAATCAAATTAGTACCGCCAACTAAACCCCAAGAACCTTGATGTTTACCAGCGGCTTTTTGAATCAATAATACCCTACTTGTTGAAATTGAATAAATTAACGCACCACTGCATACTATTTTATCTTTAGCTATATTTTCCATTGTTTTTATAATTCTAAACGCCAATATCCAACATCATAAATTCCTTCAAATGATATCACCCATGCGGCACCATTCCATAGATACTGTACACCTGTATATATGTTGGTTTGCCATACCATTGTATCATTTTCGTTTATAGAATCAAAGATTACTTTCCAGCGTTCCCCATCCCATTCAATTAAGTCATTCGCATGTGCAACTAAATCATCACCATTTAAGGATTTCCACGCATCCGCGCCATCGACATTTGATTCATTACCAATGTCTTCTATGATTAAATATCTAATACCAAGTGGAATTGGTTGGTCAGCTGATTCTTTTAATGGTCGTTTAGGATTGTAAGTGGTTGGATCAATGATTGCATCAACTTTACTACGAGCGGTGGTTTGGTCAAATTGCGAGTCGCCATACATATATCCATTTGTATCAATCAATGTGTCTAGTATAAGTGAATCTGGGTCCCACTCAACTAGTAGTTGTGTTTGATCTGATTCATTTAAACTAACTGTACCAACTATTTCATTCCCATCTTGCTGAACCAAATATAATCGACTGACACCAGCGTGAAATTGGTCTGGATACTTATTAAATACATCTAACCAACTTATTGCCGAACCATGACGAGTTGGTAACTCGCTTATGTTATTGGCCTGTAATGAACTTTCTAGTAACATAACAACACCATTATACACTTCTATTTTATAATCAGTGATAGTTGTAACAATCTTTTCCATAAGTGACTGCATAGTAACAGTTGGATGTGCGGCATCTGTACCAAGACCCTCAATATATCCAGTCTTGCTTGTATATGCACTCGAATATAATGATGTAATAATATTGGTAACAATACCAAGTTGTTTTACCTTAACAGGTGGGTTAATCCATATCGGGGTATCTAAGGTCAGTGTCCCTATATCAATTGGTGAATCAGTGCCAACCGGTACACTTTTACTAGACCATACAATATTTTTCAAGTTTAACACAGATATATTAGACCAATCAATATAGTTATCGTTGGTTTGAATCTCTAAACTAGGATTGAACAACACTAAAATTTGTTCTAATAATTGTAACTTTTGGTCTGTATTTGCGGTCCATATATCAACGTTCATTGTAAGATTAAATGGTGTTGGCATTATACGTTCGATTGTGTAATTTCTACCAGTTGAGCTATTATATCGACCATTTGAAACGCCACGCTCTCTAATATTTTTTCTACCAATGAAGGTTTGATCCGCAAGTCGTGTTTTATCTAATTCTAATTCTTTAATATATACCGACATACGGGGAACTGAATTGATTTTATTTTCACTATTTTGGCGAAGAATATTAGCGGCTTGTCTATCCATATCACCGTACATTACAGGAACCCTAGACAAAGTTCCATCGTTGTATCTAACAGTGAAATTACTTAAAATACGTATTGTTTGGGTAATATATCTTCGTATTTGCCCATCATAAAAATGTTGAATAATATTTCAACGGTGTCAAACCGTTGCCTCCATAAAAGTTTGGTTATAAATCTGCACGTGGTTTTAATACTTTAGAGATACTTTGACGTTGTGCTTCTCTATGTGTATATAATGTTACATCCCATTTACCAGCATATGGGATTACCACTTGTTCATTGTTAATTAGTGGTAAGGTTATTTGTAATTTAGCAACATTATTATTCATATACGAGCTATAGATATCTGGGTAATCGGCTAATGCAAAATCTAACACATTAATACCTTCGCATTTAAATACAACATATGGCGATTCTTGGTATGATATATTAGTGTTAATGACAAATGTATCCGCGTCCAATGTAATAATATCACTTGCAACTTTGTCAACATAAGTGAATTTGGTATTGTTAATAAAGCCAGTTTTTTGTGTATTACGAGTATCATTGTTGGTCATTGTAGTTCTAATTGCATCCTCGACCATTGTCCAACGGATTCCATCAAATCTAAATAACCTATTTGGTAAAAAGTCAACACGTAAGAAAAAGTCATCCGGACCAGGATTTGCTGGGAATGTCACTCCTCTACCGAATTCATAGCCATTCATTGGATATCCATCACCTAATAAATATCCACAATAACCAGACCTAACTGGTCTTTTGTTGTTTTCACTAGCTAAATATGATGCAACGCTTGCATCGAGCGTGTCCATATCAACCGTGTTTAATAAGGTTGTCCCAGTGGATGGATCAACCGCCATAGTATAATAATGTCTAGTTTCCATACCACTTAACGGTGCATCTATTTCGGATTGCTGTACTATTGCATCATTAATTTCTAATTCTTTTGTTTTTGTACTTAGTAATTCCCGCAAGGTCATGTCAGTTGCTTCACCTGCTGGTTGATCTAAAATATCAGAAAATTGTTGTGCATCAGTTATTTTCTTTAATTTTAAACGATACAAATGTGGATACCAGGTCGCACTAAATCCTTCACTTGCCCGTCCCACATCTTCAATTACATAATATCTGGGTAATGAAATGTCATAATCATTTAACGCAAAATCATCACGTAAATGTGGCATCTCCATTACATCACCACTTAATGGTTTTCTACCCAAGTAATTTATAAAATCATTAATATGAACGGTCATGAACAATGTATCATTGTCAATGAATAGTCCAAATTGGCTTAAATTGAAGTCAATGTTTTGTACATTATAGATACCACGAATTCTATAAATTTCTTTTTCATAATGACGGTCACGATTTTCTAAAAATAATAAATCTTGGATATTAGTTTCTCTGATTGTATCATAAATTGGTTGGTCTGCTGTTCCCTCGTCCGGATTTTTTGGTCCTAAATATTTGTGAACATACACATCAGTTCCACCAACCTGAAACATTTGTGAAATCTGACGATCTATAAATCTGTAGTTATTGCCCTTCTCCGGCTTATACATACTCAATCTTGGCACTTGGTAATCCTCTAGTATTAAGATATTTATCGTATAAATATACATAGGAGATTTAACATGACTGATGATTATAACTCAAATGATTCCACCCCAACTATAGAACGTAACAAAGTATTTGATTACGTAAAAGCAATGCTAGGCGATGGAATGATTGACATCGACCTCGACCCAATACATTATGAAACAGCTTTAGATAAAGCTATTAACAAATTTAGACAACGCAGTTCAAATGCGGTAGAAGAAAGCTACATGTTTCTTGAACTCATTCAAGACCAAAATGAATATCGATTACCAAATGAGGTAGTTGAAGTTAGACAAGTGTATCGCAGAGCGATTGGTTCTCGCTCTGGAATGGGAGCAGGTGGTACATTGTTCGAACCATTTAACTTAGCATACACTAATACATACTTACTAAGTGGAAGTATGATGGGTGGTCTTGCCACATACGATATGTTTGCCGGATATCAAAAACTAGTTGGTAGAATGTTTGGTAGTTTTATCGAATTTAAATGGAAAGCACAGAACCATACATTGACTATTTTACAACGACCATTTGCAAACGGTGAGCAGATATTAGTTCAAACATATAACTATCGACCAGATTTTGTATTATTGACTGATATTTACGCTAAACAATGGCTACGCGATTATACACTAGCCACTTGTAAAATTATGCTCGGTGAAGCTAGAAGTTTATTTGCTAGTATCGCAGGACCATCTGGTGGTATTACGTTAAACGGTTCGGCATTATTGCAATCAGCAAAAGAAGAAATTGAAAAACTTGAAAAAGAAATTGAAAATCTTGTACCTGGTGGCTTGCCGTACACATTTGTTATTGGATAATTGACATAATAAATCTTATATGGTATAATATAATTTTATAAGGATATAAAATGATTATAGGAATTGTAGGTTTAATTGGTTCAGGTAAAACAACAGCATCTGATTACTTAGTAAGACATCATAGTTTTACACAGGAAGCATTTGCAAATAGTTTGAAAGATGTGTTATCTAGTATATTTGGATGGAACAGACTATTACTTGATGGTGCAACACCAGCGTCACGTGCATGGCGGGAAGAACCAGATACCTGGTGGAGTGAACGACTAGGATTTGAGGTATCGCCTCGCTCAATGTTACGCGAATGGGGAACCACACTTGGACGCGATTCATTTCATAATGAAATCTGGATTGCCAGTTTAGCCAATAAAATGAAACACTATACCGGTGATGTTGTAATATCAGATTGCCGGTTTCCAAATGAAATTCAATCAATCAGAGATGCCGGTGGTACTATAATACGTATTAAACGTGGCTTTGAACCGGACTGGCGAATCGATGCAGAAAATGCATTATCTGATAACGCATATGCCGCCAGAGTTGGCGCACGATTATCAAAAAAAGTTCATCCTAGTGAATGGGCATGGTTTGTCACAGAACTCGATCATGTAATTGAGAATGATGGTTCTATAGAAGAACTATATGCACAACTCGATGACTTAATTACAAGTCTGGCTTCAAATCCCCCTGCCTCCAAATAATCCCTTCACGGTGTAACAGAACTTGACAATTTGCACAAATTGTTTTTAAGTTACTAGGTCTACAATTATTCAAATCACCATCAACGTGGAATACTCTAAAAACCTCTGAGTATGGTGATTTGAATCCACATTTATCACATTGGCTTTTCTTAGTGTATCCAACTTGAGCCCACCTGCAATTAACTCTTTTCCCTTTCAAACAGCTTTCGCATACTTTACGATAATAGGTTCGGCCATTTTTTATATAATTAATGGCAACTGGATAGGATCTACACGAACATAATGGTCTCATGCCAGTATTTAACAAAATTCAAACCTTTTTTGCCCTTTTTTATGGGTGCTAAATGCGATAAAAACTAAAATCTCTATAAATACAGTTACAGATCTAGATAGAACGTATTTATGGAGAATATATTATGGCTCAACTTAGTTCACCTGGCGTTAGTGTTCAAGTAATTGACGAAAGTTTTTACACTTCTGCCGCACCTGGTACCGTACCATTGATTATTGTTGCATCAGAAGAAAATAAACAAAATGGTGCTGCGACAGGTACTGCTCCTGGAACATTAAAAGCAAATGCTGGAAAAGTATATTTACTTACCAGCCAAAAAGATTTATCTGATACATTTGGTATTCCCAAATTTATTACAGATGCAAACAACAATCCTGTTCATGCTGGAGAACAAAATGAATATGGATTACAGGCAGCATATAGCTATCTTGGTGTTAGTAATCGTGCATATGTTGTACGTGCTGATATTGATTTAGCCCAACTGAATAAAACATCAATTATGCCAGTTGGTAAACCAGTTGATGGTTCATTTTGGTTCGACATCAAAAATTCTAAATATGGTATTTTTGAGTGGAATTCTGCAACCGCAGACGTAATCGGTGGGCAAACTTTTACAAACAAAATCCCATTGGTTATTACTGACATCAACCAAGTTGATACTGTAAATGGTGTTGAAAATACCCCTAAATCAAGTATTGGCGCACCTGTTGGTAGCTATGCTTTAGTAGCGGTAAGCACATTAATTAAATTATGGTTTAAAAAACCAGCAACCTATGTTGGCGCAGCTGATGCTGGAACTTGGGTTGAGGTTGGCTCAGACGCATGGGCGGCATCTTGGCCTACTGTTCAAGGAACAATTTCATCACCAGTTACCAATGGAACCAACGCATCGACATTGACTATTAACACTGTAAATTGTACTGGTGCAACGTTAGATGCGCTAGTAACTTACATTAATGCTCAATCAATCGCCGGGGTAAAAGCTGCATCAATTAATGGAAAATTGACATTATATTCAACAGATGCAACCACTATTTCAATTAGTGGTAATATGTTGTCAGCATTAGGAATGACTGCTGCAACTTACAATGCACCTGCATTGACAATTGCACCACATACCCAACCACCAGCATACAGATTATCAGATGATAATAATCCAACTGGTTCAATCTGGATTAAAACGACCACACCTAATTTGGGTGCAAGTTGGACTGTTACTCGTTATAATTCAGCGGTTCAAGCATGGTCAAGTCCTAATACACCATTGCTATATAAAGATCACATCACTGCATTGGCAGCATTGGATTCAACCGGTGGTGGTATCAATTTACCATTAAACACATTGTATGTCAAATACAATGATTTGGATAGTGATCCAGTATTGGCTAACTTTAAAATTTACAGACGTGGAACAGTTGGACCAACCACTATTAAAAGTATTCCAATTCTTGATAATACATTTGGTTCACACACTATGGTTTCTTTTACAGTTAGTGAAAGTGCTACTGGAAGTAACACATGGGTTGACCACTCTGAAACTGACGTACTATTAAGCGTTGGTGCAGATTCAGCTATCGCAAATGCAGAAGCATTAGCGACAGCTATTAATTCATTGGGTGGTTCAGTTACCGCATTCGTTGCGGTTGCAACAAATCAATTAGTTATCCAACATGAAAATGGTGGTGATATCAAAATTGCAGATGGAACAAACACCCCATTCGCTGTGTTATTTGGTGCGATTGATCCCAATACTGGTTTAACGCCAACGACCAATTTATATGGTGATATGAATGATAATTATATCGCTACATTGTGGACTGCATTGTCAGATGATAAAACCGCTGGATTTGCAACTGCAAGTGCTTCGGAAATTTCAGCAACGACCGCAAATGGCCAATTATGGTACAATAGTATTACAGATGATGTTGATATTATGGTTCATAATGGTACCACATGGATTGGATATCGTAACGCTGACTTAGGCGAAGGCGTAGGTGCAACCGACGTTAACGGTCCTATTGTAAGTGCAACTAAACCAACGACACAATCAGATGGTTCAACTCGTTTGAAAAACGGTGATTTATGGATTGATATGTCTGATTTAGAAAATTACCCAGCTATCTATCGTTTCCAAGCTAACCCTAAGAAATGGATTTTAGTTGATACAACTGATCAATCAACCGATACTGGTATTCTTTTCCACGATGCAAGATGGAATACTGATGGTAAATCAGCTGATGCTAGCAGCATTGAAGTATTGCTGACAAATGATTTCTTAGATTTCGATGCACCAGACCCAGCATTGTATCCAAAAGGTATGTTGTTATGGAACTTACGTAGAAGTGGATTCAACGTGAAGAAATTTGTTCACAATTATGTTGATCTAACAGCTCGTAACCTCCGTAATTCAAATGAATACATGGGGTCATCTGGCACATTTGGCGAACCTGATTACGTAGCACCATATTATCCACACAGATGGATTAGTGAAGCTGCTAATCAAATCGACGGCGCTGGAACATTTGGTCATAAAGCACAACGAACTGTTGTAGTACAAGCATTACAAGCATTAGTTAACTCTAACCAAGAAATTCGTGATGATGAATCAAGAATTTTCAATTTGATAGCATGCCCTGGCTACTCAGAGCTTGTTGGTGAAATGAAAAACTTGAATTATGACCGTGGAATTACGGCATTCGTCGTCGCTGACACACCTGCTAGATTAGCACCAGATGCAACATCGTTAAGTAATTGGGGTAACAACCAAAATGGTGCTGCGGAAGATAATGAACGTGGGTTAGTTTCAAGTGATGAATACTTGGCATTTTTCTATCCTTGGGGTTACACAAGTGACAACTTAGGTAATAACATTGCGGTTCCACCAAGTCATATGATGCTCCGTACAATTGCATTAAGTGACAACGCAAGTTATCCTTGGTTTGCACCAGCGGGTACACGTCGTGGTGGTATTACTAACGCTGATAGTGTTGGTTATATTACATCAGAAGGCGAGTTCAAAACTGTTGCATTAAATGTTGGTCAACGTGATACATTAGCTAGTATTAAAGTAAATGCAATTACATTTATCAACGGTGCTGGTATTGTTAACTTTGCACAATATACACGCGCGAAAAATGCAAGTTCTTTAGATAGAATTAATGTTGCACGTTTAGTAATCCAATTACGTAGACAATTTGCAGTTCTTGCAAAACCATATTTATTTGAACCTAACGACCCACGCACTCGTGCGGAACTAGCTTATGCAGCAGAAAAACTGTTACTTGAATTAGTGGGACAACGTGCTTTATATGACTATGTGGTGGTATGTGATGAAACAAATAACACCCCAGCAAGAATAGATCGTAATGAACTATATTTGGACGTCGCTATTGAACCAGTTAAATCAGTGGAATTCATTTACATTCCATTACGTTTAAAAAATACTGGCGAAATTAAAGCACTAGGTTAATAAGGAGATATAAATGGCTAGTTCAACATTAAATAAATTTTCGGTTCCATTAGAATCAGATAATGGGTCAGATACCGAAGGCACCTTGATGCCAAAATTGAAATACCGTTTCCGAATTACCTTTACTGGATTTGGTGCAGAGTCAGCAGACACCACTGAAATTACTAAACAAGTTTCAGAGGCTGCACGTCCAAATGTGGAATTTGAAAACAAAGTAATTGAGGTTTACAACAGTAAAATCAATTACGCCGGTAAACCAACCTGGAAACCAATCTCTGTTAAAATTCGTGATAATGCTACTGGCGAAGTTACAAAACTCGTCGGCCAGCAAAATCAAAAACAATTTGATTTCTATGAACAAAGTTCAGCCGCATCTGGTGGTGATTACAAGTTCAAAATGACAATTGAAATGCTAGATGGTGGAAATGGTTCAAACGGTGCAACTGTGTTAGAAGCATGGGAATGCTATGGATGTTATATCCAAAGTACCCAATATAATGCATTAAGCTACGGTGATGCCGCATACATGACAATCGACTTGATGATTCAACCAGATAACTGTGTTCAACTTTCTGAATACGGCGAAGGTATTGGATACGAAAGTACAGACCGTCCTGCGGATACTGGTTACGCAACAATATAACAATTATATGCGTAAGAAAACCCACTTCGGTGGGTTTTTTTATGTCTTCAAAAATGTAACTTATTTTTTGCATAAATACTTTATGCCTTTTACACCTAATGACCAATTAAAACCAGACCCAACGATAATCCTACGAGATAGACAAACTGCTGCTCGTATATTCGTTGATGATCAATTTAGACTTTTTCCTAAACCAAAATTTCTATTCCATGTTGCATTTGGGATAAACCCAAAAGCATTAAAGGATATAAAATTAAGAACTATGTTTAGGAATGAAATTAATATTTTAGTCAAAACTGCGGACTTACCAATCTTTAACGTAACCGCCGAAACCGCTAATCAATATAATAGAAAAAAAGTAATTCAAACCACCCATAAATACGGTGAGACACAAATTACATTCCACGATGATAGTGCTAATATTATTAATCAATTATGGCAAAATTACTACTTATATTATTATAGCGACCCAACCGTGGCGGCAACTGGTAAATCATATGGTAGAAATGCAACACAAGGTCCATCGTATATACATGGAAAATATGGTTTAGATAATGGAAGTACAGTTCCATTTTTTAATTATGTTACATTGTATCAAATGTCAGGCCATATGTACAATAGCTATAGATTAATCAACCCAGTTATTACACATTGGAATCATAATAAAGTTGACCATAGTAGTAATCAACCACAAGATTATACTATGAAGCTTGCATATGAAGCGGTTGCTTATGGTGCCGGACCAATTACTGAAACATCTGGGCCTGAAGGATTTGCAGCACAGCATTATGATTTGACACCATCACCTTTATATGGACAAACATATCCAAATACTGCAGCGATTAATGATGTGGCTAGTCAGACAACTGCATCACAACTTGCACAGATCGCAACTTATGCAATCGGTGCGCAAACCGCAGCCGAACGTGCCGCCACTGGTTCATCTAATGGTAATAATATTGGTGGGGTTTCGGATGTATTATTCCCAACTGGGGATACTATGAGTGCGACACCAGCATCACTGAACAAGTTAATATAGGAAACGATAGATGATTGATACAACTGCACTAACAAACAATGGTAAATTATTAAATACCAGACAGTTCTATGATAAGTATTTTACTAAAACAATTAGTTTTCCAACTGATGAAATCGATGCTGTGGTTGGGTTCTTTTTAAAAAGAGAATTTGATATTGACAGCGCTAGATCAACCGCAATAGTATTACTTACTCAAGCAAGAACTGATAATGTTAATGTATTTACATTGTTAGATACGTTAAAAGGATTACCCGAAATCCAACTAAGTCAACTAGTGGCGCAAGTTCTAAATGCAAACCGAGATAAAACAAGTGTTCTCGGTTATAGAATACAGCCAATTGCTGATAATTATGAAACACGAAACATATTGGTATAACAATGGCACATAAATTTGCAAAAGGTTTTTTTAATATGAAACACCCAGAAAAATACGTTGGTAATAAAAAACCAATGTATCGTAGTTCTTGGGAATTACACTTTATGAACTTTTGTGATAAAAACAAAGCAATTCAAAAATGGGCAAGTGAAGCTATTACTATTCCTTATAGAGACCCACTAACTAACAGAAATACCGTTTACGTACCAGATTTTTTTATTCAATATCTTGATAATAATAACAAGCTACAAGTAGAGCTTATTGAAATAAAACCATCTAGTCAACAATTGTTAGAAAAGGTTGGTAAAAGTATATCAAACCAAAAACAGTTTATTAAAAATCAAGCAAAATGGCAAGCTGCCACTGCATGGTGTAGACAACAGGGTATCCGATTTAGAGTATTAAATGAAAACGATATATTCCACCAAGGCGGAAAACAATAAGGATAACCTATGACTAAAAAACTTGAAGAAATACTAAACTTACCTAGTAACAAAGAATTCATCCCCACAGAACCAAAACGCAGTACTCCAGTCGAGCCAGTCGTAAACTTTAGAGATATATCTGAATTTGATAAAATCTCAGCCGCATTACCTGCTGTAAAAGGATTAGGTGAGGGTAGTGACCAAGAGTTTGATGCGTTAGCACAACGCGCAACTGATGCGTATGACGATTTAATGGATCTGGGTATGAATGTTGAAGCAAGATATTCAGCTCGAATCTTTGAGGTTGCATCAAGTATGCTAAAAAATGCGGTTGATGCCAAATCAGCCAAAATTGATAAAAAACTTAAAATGATTGAATTGCAACTTAAAAAACAAAAAATGGATAATGATACAACTGACGATAAAGGGGTGAATATTGCAGGGGATGGGTTTGTGGTAACCGACCGAAATAGCTTAATTGAAAAATTAAAGAATATGAAATAAATACACTATTAGGATTAAACTATGAAATCATTTAAAGAATACCTCTTAGAATCAAAACAAAATTATGAATTTAAGTTGAAAATAGTTGGTGAACAACCAAAAGATATGGCAGATAAAATAAAAACTGCACTACAAACATATAAAGTAGAACACGTGTCTGCTGCAAAAACAACACCAATCCAAGAAACCCAAGTGGATTTCCCAGATCAAAAAAATATCAGCGTATCGGTATATGATATTAGTACGAACTATCCAGTGACATGTGTGCAGATTGCAACTAATATTTCAGAAGCACTGTCAACACCATTGTCAAATATTCGCGTCCGCAATAAATTTGAAACTGCTGAAGAAGAGTTGAATACCGCACATTATGATAAAAAATATAACGCATTACTCGGCACAGATTACGAATCAGAATGTAATCAAAACTTAGTTGGTGAAAACCATAAGATGAGTTTCCTATCATCACTAAACTCAATATCTAGAAAATTAGAACAATATTCTGGTATAAACGATGAGTTATTTCCACAAACGCAACATTCTGAAAAATCAAATATGCAATGTAGTAAACCAACCACAAGTAACAGCATAATAGGTTCAAGAACAACTAAAAAACCAACAGCTGCAAAAACAGGAAAATAATATGAACTTTGTCGATTTAAATAAAAAACTTAACGCAATTGATTCTGGTAAGCAGCTAGATGAATGCGGATGCGGCGGTAGTCCAGATATGGGACACCAACCACAACAAGATTCAGTCAATATGAATATTACCGTTAGTGGTCAAGGTGCCGGTGGTATCCGTGACATCTTGGATGTCTTACGTAATATGGACAAACCAAAAGATGACCCAGCTCACGGTACAATGGTTGTTGGTGGTGATAGCGAATTTAGTTCACCTAGTATCGAAGATATGATGGTTATTAAACACGGTGATGAACAAGAAATCGCACCAGATGAATTATCACAACACAATATCGATGAACCAGAATTTGACGTCGATGACGATGGTGGTGATGAACACGCAGACGAAACGTTTGGTAATTCTATTGCCGGTGGACTTGGCCCCACAACTCTCGCTATTTCTGCGATTACCGCAACCGGTGATGACTTAGCAAGTAAAGGTAGAGCCGCCCCACCAAAAGTTAATGGTGGTGAAAACCCAATGGCGGAATCACTAATTAATAACTTACATAGATTATATAGAGAAATCAAAAATCGTTAACAAATCATAGCCCTTCGGGGCTATTTTTTTGTCTTATGTAAATCCTATACACTAAATAAAGTATGGAGATTATAACATGGGCAGAAATGTCGATAATGCGCTAACAAAACGCGCACACATCAAACAACAATGGACAGAACAACATATACAAGATATGTTAGCCTGTATGGATACTGAAAATGGTTACATCCATTTTTCAAAAAACTTCTTTCATATTCAACACCCAACTCGTGGTAAATTACTTTTCGAACCATTTGATTACCAAATTGGACTTTTGAATAGTTATCATACCCGTCGATTTAATGTTAATATGTTACCGCGACAATCTGGTAAAACCACATGCGCATCCGCGTATCTATTATGGTATGCGATGTTCCATCCAGATCAAACTATTTTGGTTGCCGCGCATAAATTTACAGGTGCGCAAGAGATTATGCAACGTATTAGATATGGATATGAATTGTGTCCAGATTACTTACGAGCTGGTGTAACTAGCTATAACAAAGGAAGTATGGAATTCGATAATGGTTCCAGAATAATAAGTCAAACAACCACTGGTACCACAGGTCGTGGTCTTTCTATTTCTTTATTGTATTGCGATGAGTTTGCATTCGTGCAACCCAATATTGCCAATGAGTTTTGGACATCTATTTCACCAACATTATCAACTGGTGGACGGGCGATTATTACATCAACCCCAAATTCAGATGAAGACCAATTTGCATTAATATGGAAAGAAAGTAAAGACTTGTTCGATGAATATGGAAACGAACGTCAAGATGGTATTGGACGAAATGGGTTTTATGGATATAAAGCTGACTGGTGGGAACACCCAGACCGAGACGAGGATTGGAAAAGAGACGAAATTGGTCGTATTGGTGAAGAACGATTTAGACGAGAATTTAACTGCGAATTCTTGGTATACGATGAAACACTTATTAACAGTCTTAAATTAACAGAGTTAATCGGGCGAGAACCATTATTTAAAATGGGTGAAGTTCGTTGGTTTAAAAAGCCAACACCTGGTAATTTATATATGGTGGCATTAGATCCGTGCTTGGGTACTGGGGGTGATTTTTCTGGTATTGAGGTATTTGAATTACCTAGTTTTACACAAATTGCAGAATGGCAGCATAACATAACGCCTATTCACACACAATGTATTATGCTTCGAGAAGTATTAAAATATATTCAAACTGAAATTGGAATCGATAATACTAATTCTATCTATTGGTCTATTGAAAATAATACTGTTGGTGATAGTGCGCTTATTACAATTGAAAATCTTGGTGAGGAATCTTTTCCTGGATTATTTCTAAGTGAACCAATGAAAAAGGGCCACGTTAAAAAGTTTAGAAAAGGATTTAACACAACATTTGGTAACAAGATTTCGTCTTGTGCTAGATTAAAATATTTAATAGAAGAAGATAAAATGAAAATAAACAGTCGTGCATTCATTAGTGAATTAAAGACGTTTATTGCATCTGGTGTTAGTTTTAAAGCTAAACAAGGGGCACATGATGATTTAGTATCAGCGGTATTGTTGGTTGTACGAATGAGTTCTGTATTAGCTGAATGGGATCCAAGTATTTTTGAAACATTGAGTATTGAGGAATTGGATGAAGACTGGGAACCACCATTGCCAGTGTTTGTTTCATCGTATTATTAACACAAGGATAAATACAAAATGGACAATAATTTAGATCAAGTTGCCAAAGATCTTTATGGCAAAATTAGAACACGTTTCCCACAAATTAAGATGGGAGATGAGAATGCTGAAGTTTTAAGTAAAAAAACAGATATTCCAAACGCCAGATTTTTTGAATTCGAATATGAACATAATGGCGAACCTCTTGGTACGATTGCTATTACATTAGATCAAGATGATGGGGTTGTAATTCAACTAAGCGACGAGCTATCAAACCTATCAGAAACCTCTATGGCAGCTGATGATGATTTGTATACATTTCTACGTTCATTCAGATTATTCGCTAAAAAACGGTTATTAAATTACGACGTGCAAAACATCGGTAAAAGTAACTTAGATAAACGCGATTATGAATTTCGTGCAAAACCAAAGGAATTTACAATGATGGAAAACAAAATGTTTGGTACGAGCCGTATCAGCTACCAAGATTTAGGCGAGGCTAAGTTGGTTGTAAAACACAATAAGCCAGTAAATCCAAATCTTGCTGCCGGTCGCTCTATGAATATCGAAAGCATTTATATAGAAAATAGTGATGGTGAACGCTTCAAATATCCGTATAAACACTTGCACGGTGCAAGAGCAATTGCCGAACATATTAAACATGGCGGTACCCCATATGATTCAATTGGCCGACACATTGTTGGTTTAAGTGAAGAACTTACACAATTACGCAAATTTAAAAATTACGTTGGTCGCCAAACTCAATTGTCAGAAGCAATGGGAACAATTACTGATAAAGTGGTTGAACGTATTGATGCTGTAAAAAAAGAAGTTCAACAATTACAACGTAAATCATATTATGAACAATTTGCTGAAAATTTCCAAGAATATGACGCACAAGAAATACCAGAATCTATAATGCAAGATTGGCAAGATAGATTAACTATACGTTCATTTAATGAAGATATTAAACAAGTATTCCCATACTTATATAATATTATGGAAACCAGTTCGTTGCCAGTGCGTGAACTAGATATGAGTGATATCGATGATCTTTTGTCAGAATCAGTTGCACCCCGCCCTAATAAGATTTCATCATACAATCCATCTTTAATACTAGAAACATTCTTAAATCGAATTATTAGTGAGGATAAAGATGAATTGTTTAGCGAGATGCCTGGTGCTAGAAATAAAGCAATCAAAGATTTAAATATACTTCTTTCATCAGAATTAGCTGGTGGCGAAGCCGGGGTATTAGCATTACGTGGACTTATCGATGACCGAAGTTTCACTAATAAAATCTCTGTTCTTAAGACCGATTCTGAAATTAGAAACGAACTTAAACAATACTTACTAGATAAAGAACCAGAAATAATCCCGTTATTACCTAACTTGGATTCAAAATCCCCAGCTGAAATTGGTGGAGAATCACCGGCTGGCGCGGAACCACCGGCAGGTGGAGAAATGCCTCCAGCACCACCAATGGGCGGGGAAGCACCACCCGCGCCACCAATGGGCGGGGAAGTTCCACCAGCACCACCGATGGGTGGAGAAATGCCTCCAGCACCACCAATGGGTGGAGAAATGCCTCCAGCACCACCAATGGGTGCAACAGTTCCACCAGCTCCAGTTGCGGAAAGTATTAAAATGCGAGCTAAATTTATTAAAGCGAAAATGGCTGGTGCAACGTTAGATTCTATAATTGCTGAAGGAATTACTATTCGTGACGCAATTAAAGAATGCGGATTAGATAATGAAGAATGCGGATTTTCATCAAATAAAGAACAATCGCGGTCATCTGGGGTTGATGAATTACTCAAAGTAATTTCAGGATTCTGGAATGCCACCGACAAAAATTTTACAATCGGTGGAACTCGTGCTAAAATTAAAGTTGTCAAAGCGTTTCAAGATGGCGAATGCCCATCCGCAACCGAGGATGACGTCAAACAAGCATTGTTATTCATCACTAAAAAAGATCCAAGTACGGATGCCAGCGTCGAACCGACCTCGTTAGATGATATCGATACCGATAATCGTGAAAAACATATGTTTGACAAGATGATTTATATGCAAGAAGAACCAGTTATGGAAAGTGAGCTGGATAAAATCAAAAGATTTGCAGGAATATATAAATGAAAAAAATTACAGAAAGCCAATTAATAGATAGAGTTGCACAGCTTCGTGCAAAGGTGAACGAGGCGGGACCACTTAAACCATCCCCAAATGAGTTACAACTTAATCCACCAGCATCGCCCTCACAAGGGCAATACGGTGGCGATCAAAACCCGAACAACAACTTGATGTTCCCATCGGCGGTAAAACCTGGTGAGCGTCATGCAGATCCATCGAGAACAAATTCGCCATCTGGAAATGTTAAACCATTCCCAGTTGACCCTGCATCAACACAAACAAGTCCTCGTATACAACCGCAAGGCGGTATACCAGGTGGAGTTGTTGACAACGCTATTAACAACCCACTGCCTCCTGTAACCCCACCTAAACAACAAGGTGCGACCGCAGCACAACCAGCGCAAGATGCTAGTGGGCATTGGTATGATCCAATTACCAAATTTGCATCAAATGTTGGTGATGATTTAAGTTATGCAGCAAATCACTTAGGTGATATTGGACAAGGAGTTGGTAAAACAGCAGCGAATATGGCACAAGGTGTTGGCGATTTTGTATCTGGTGTATATAATGGTGCAACTAGTGGTGGAACACCGCCCAAAGGTCAAACCGCCGCACAACCAAAAGGTGGTGCAAAACATGGTGGAAAAACTGGTGGACACGGTGGTGGACACGGTGGTGCTGGTATGAATCCAAAAGTTGCGGCACTTCAACAAGACTTAAATTCAAAAGGTGCTAAACTTAATGTTGATGGTATTTGGGGTCCAAAAACCCAAGAAGCATACGATTCTATATACAATAATCATTCTAAAATTGAACAAGATTATGCAGCTGCCAATCAAAAATCAGCCGATGAATATGTTGCCCAAATGAAAAAACTTGGAACTGATCCGGCTGTAATTGCACAAAAAGTTCACCAAGTGTTCCCAAATGCAAAAGTAAACGCGGATACAACGACGCCACCAGTTACAGCAGGAAGTACACAACCAGTTGCTAACCAAGCGGCCGCCGCTATTACACCAAACTTTCAAAGTTTACAACCTGCACCAGCAGCGGCACCAGCAGCGACACCTGCGCCAGCAGCGGCACCAGCAGCTAACGAACCCCCTCAAAAATCATCGGAAGTTCAAGTATTCAAAGAATCAGATGAACTATCCAGAATTTTAAAATTAGCAAGATTGTAAAACTATGAAAAAGATTACCGAAAAAACATTACTTGCTAGGGTCAATCGATTAAATGGGAAAATGGCTATGATGGAAGCTAAATCAGATCCGGCGGTATTAAAAATACAACAAGATTTGATTGCACAAGGATACCCGTTAAAACCAGATGGTATAATGGGTCCTAAAACCAAAGCAGCAATGGATTGGCAAGCACAATCCGCTGCTAGAACCGCAACGCTGAACACGCCAACCGCGCAGCCTGCAGCTCAACCGGCAGCTCCGGTTAAGCCTAACGAGCAAGATGTTGATCCAGATTATTCTGACTGGAAAGAGGAACCGTATAGCACTAAATACTTAGATCCAAATGAACCAGGCTTAGATTCTTCTGATCCAAATGTTAAAACTTGGAACTTTGGAGCAATGGCCGATGAGAATCCAGAATTGTTAAAGAAGTATCAAATTGCTAGTTTTAGAAAAAATAATCCTGATGCGCCGTTACCTGCAGATTTAGGCGGTCCTGGTATGCCTTCTGAAACACCTGAATACTCTGGGCCGGTAGCGCAACCTCAAACACCTGCTGCACAACCTTCGGGATCAGTAACACCAATTTCACCTGATGAATTTCCAGACTTTGGCTCAATGTTTGATTCAGAATATAACAACGATAAAGTAGCTAAAGCGCACGGTATGACAGGCATGCGTGATCCAAAATATGTTGCAGCAGTAAAAGCTGAGTATGAAAATCCAGGCAGTGGTCGGCAATATCCGGGAGAGCCGGAAGCACTTAGTATTGCTAGCGGGTCACGTGCAGGACATCATGAATCAATTTCATATAAAGACAAAGACAATTTAGCTAGAATTGTAGAATTAGCAAAAATAAAATAATAGTTGACAACACGGCTAATCAAGAATATAATATGTGTTTTTGGTTAGCCAAATCAAGAATTCATCCAAATTAACTAAAAATAATAGTTGACAAGATGATTAGTATGCGATATAATAATCACATACTTTAGAACTGAACAGGATAGTTTGGTTCTTAGGCATAGGTCAAACAGGGTTGTTTGACTAATAGGCATTTAGGCATATATTAAAGGGACTTATATTATGACAAACAAATTAGCAGAAATTCGTGCAAAATTAAAACAAGCGGAAACACGTGGCACCAACAGTAACAATCGTTTCTCTGGTGACAATTCAATCTATCCATTCTGGAATATTCAAGAAGGTAAGGAAGCAGTATTCAGATTCCTCCCCGATGCAGATCAAAACAATACGTTCTTTTGGGTTGAACGTGCTATGATTAAACTCCCATTCGCCGGTATTAAAGGTGAAACCGATTCAAGAGAAGTCACAGTTCAAGTACCTTGCGTTGAGATGTATAACGATGGTACATATTGCCCAATCTTATCAGAAGTTCGTGGTTGGTTTAAAGATCCAGCATTAGAACCTATCGCAAGAAAATATTGGATGAAACGTTCATATATTTTCCAAGGATTTGTAACAGAGGATGGCCTTGCTGAAAAGGATGCGCCAGAAAATCCAATCAGAAGATTCATCATTGGTCCACAAATTTTTACAATTATTCGTGCTGCATTGATGGACCCAGAGTTCGGTGATGATTCACCAACTGATTACATTAATGGATTAGATTTCCGTTTGAAAAAAGGTTCAAAAGGTGGTTATGCTGATTATTCAACATCAACCTGGTCACGCAGAACTCGTCCATTGTCTACCGATGAATTACAATCAATTGAGAGTCATGGATTGCACAATCTTTCAGAGTTTCTACCTAAGAAACCAACTTCTGCTGAATTAGCCATCATCAAAGAAATGTTCGAAGCATCAGTCGATGGCGAAGCTTATGATCCTGCACGGTGGGGACAATACTACAAACCAGCTAGTTTAAACCAAGCTACTGGTGACCCAGTGAAAGCTGTATCCACCCCAACACCAACTGCACCCGTGTCAGTTGCTCCTACTGTTGTTGAATCATCCTTACCTTGGGATGATGACGTAACAGAACCACAAGTAACAAAGGTTGAAACACCCACCGCATCTGCTGACAATCGCGCCGCAGATATCTTGCTTGCAATTCGTAATCGCAACGCAGCTCAGTAAGTGATTTCTCGTTGAGGGAGGTAGTTTCCTCCCTCACCTTTTTTAATAGGAGCCAAGGATGGCATCACGCGCATTTGATTTAACAAAATTTAGAAAAACATTAACAAAAAGCATCGATGGTTTAGGTGTAGGTTTCAATGACCCAACTGATTGGGTATCAACTGGAAACTTTGCTCTAAATTATCTTATTAGTTCAGATTTCCACAAAGGTATTCCACTCGGAAAAGTAACAGTTTTTGCTGGCGATTCCGGTGCTGGAAAAAGTTATATTTGTTCTGGAAACATTATCAGACACGCCCAAGAACAAGGCATTTATGTTGTTCTTATTGATAGTGAAAACGCATTAGATGAGGCGTGGCTTCACGCACTAGGCGTGGATACTTCCGAGGATAAGTTGTTAAAATTATCTATGGCTATGATTGATGATGTTGCTAAAACTATTAGTACTTTTATGATCGATTATAAAGAAATGCCAGAGGATACTAAACCAAAAGTATTATTCGTAATCGACAGTCTAGGTATGTTATTAACACCAACTGATATTAAACAATTTGACGATGGCGACCTTAAAGGTGATATGGGTAGAAAACCTAAGGCACTTACCGCTTTAGTCAGAAATTGTGTAAATATGTTCGGTAGTCATAATGTTGGCTTAGTCGCAACTAATCATAGTTATGCATCTCAGGATATGTTTGACCCGGATGATAAAATTTCTGGTGGTCAAGGTTTTATCTATGCTAGTTCTATTGTTGTAGCAATGAAAAAACTAAAATTAAAAGAAGATGAAGATGGAAATAAAACATCTACTGTTAATGGTATTCGTGCAGCATGTAAAATTATGAAAACTCGATATGCAAAACCATTTGAAACATTAGAGGTCAGAATACCATATACAACTGGTATGAATCCAACCTCTGGGTTAGTTGAGTTTTTTGAAACACAAAAAATATTAACAAAAGATGGTAATAGTTTATCTTGTACATTATCTGATGGAACATTCATTAAACAATTCAGAAAAGCTTGGATGAAAAATGAAAATAATTCTTTGATAAGAGTTATGAATGATTTTGATAACCTTATGACAAAAAACCAATCTAACGACGAAATTATTGATATTGAAAACAAGGAATAATAAATGCTTAATGAAACGCAAATTGGCGAAGTATGGATGCTCTTTTCCGACTACATTGATAAGAAACAATTAGATATCGTTGCTGAACGATATATCGAACTGTTAGCTGATAGTGGAGTTCGGGATAGAACATTGCAAGCAGCGATTGGCACTGATTCAGTATTGGATCACGCAATTGAATATTATCTGGAAGATGATGAAGAACCAGATACTGATGACTACGACGAATTGGATTTCTAATGGCCTGGTATAATGTGGTAGCAAAAGATCCAACTAAACTTCCCGATTGTATTGATTTCTATGATCGTGAATTGGAATCAGCAAAACTTGAATGTAAAATTCAAGGAAATGTTGAAAGAGCAGCTGCTGCAATGCCTGGCATAGTTGAACATAGATATGGACAGCTTCAAGAAATTGAAGCTATCCTTGAATATCTTAACATTGAACTGAAACAACTACGCAGCCAAACCTACCGTAAATATCTTGAAAATTACAACAGAATGTTAAGTAGTCGAGATTGCGAAAAATACGTTGATGGTGAGGCTGATGTGGTTGAATTCAATAAACTTGTCAATCAATTTGCATTAGTTAGAAATAAATGGCTCGGCATTACAAAAGCACTTGATCAAAAACAATGGCAAATTACAAACATTGTAAAATTACGGTGCGCTGGGTTGGAAGATGCAACTCTATAATATTTTAATATATGAAAACATTAGATCAAATATTATTTGATTTACCAGAAAATATCCCAACGGTTGATAAAAAATCTATGCGAGTTCTTAATGGGTTTAAGAAATATATAAAATCGCATGGGTTTTTAACCGAAAACCAAGCAAACTACCTATTAATATTATATAAAGATAATGTTGATGAATTTACCAAATTCTCTGATGACCTAGTATTGGCATTAGAAACACCAATTTGGTCACAACCATTTAAACGTATTTTCACCGAACGCACCATTAACTTGATTCGTGATGAAAATGGTAATAAGTGTATTGAAATAAAATTTACATATTCTAATGGAATTCGTAGAATACTTACAAACTCACCATTGGCATTTAATATCAAATGTCCAGGATCGTGGTATACAACAAAACTAACCGAACATGGACTGGTTTATTTGATTGATGCATTATTTACATACGGTTTTGTAATTGATAAACCCATAATGGATTTATATAATGAAATTAAAAGCTGGAATTTGCAAGATGCTAAAGATAAGTTTACACCAGCAGAAATGGGGATTGCACAATTTGATGATATCATCTTAAACTATGATCGCCGACTGTATCATCAATATGTTTTACCGGACCCGCCAGCTGCGACTAATCTAACTGAAAAAATCGCATATAGATCATCGGCAAATGTATGGATTGACTTGCATAAAAATCCAATCCATGATATAATAGACTCTATATTATATTTACAAAGATTGCCGCTGATGGTTGTATTACCATCATCTAGTTATACTTCATCATATAAATGGTTATGCGAATTATCTTCAGCTATTGACCACCATAAAATTGAAAATGTTGGTGTATACCACCGGAAGGACGGCGATTGTGAGTTTAATACACTTATTAGTAATAAGCAGTATAATGCTCGTTTGGATGAACAAACAAATATAGCGGTGTGCCAACAAAATAAATTACCTAAAATATTTCTTAGTACCGGTTGGAAACCTATGGCAGTATTGGTAATTGATAATGAACTACGTGTAAATGCTGTTGCCAATTACGCAAAACAATTTTGTGATTTAATAATCACCGCCTCTTACGAGCCTCCATTGATGGGGTCGTTTTTTAACAGATAATTTTCAAGGATGAAAATGAACACTACAAGGATTGTAGCATGACAGTACGCTTAGTCATCAAAGATGAAGTAAATCTTAAATTCGAAAACCTCCCATTGGATGCTAGAAAAAGATTATCATCGCATTTTAAATATGAAATCCCATATGCTAGACATCAACCAGCATTTAAACTTGGAAGATGGGATGGATTTGTCTCATTGTTTGGGGTTGGCGGGTCAGGATACCTCTGCCATCTTGAAGAAATCTTAAATATTTTAGGAAAAATGGGGATATCAATCGATGACGTAGCCGATTGTAGAAAACCATATAACCTACAGTTCACACCAGTTACCGAAACATATTGGGCAGACCAAGGCGTGGTGTGGCCAGACGGCCATCAGTTTGCTGGTGAACCTATTATGTTGCGTGACTATCAAGTAACCGCCATTAATAAATTCCTAGAGTACCCACAAAGTTTACAGGAAATCGCAACTGGTGCCGGTAAAACTATTACCACCGCCACCCTGTCAAAATTGTGTGAACAATTTGGTAGAAGTATTGTTATTGTACCTAATAAATCTTTAGTTGAACAAACCGAGGAAGACTACAAAAACTGTGGTTTAGACGTTGGTGTTTACTATGGTGATAGAAAAGATTTAGGTAAAACCCATACAATATGCACTTGGCAAAGCCTTAATGTATTAGATAAAAAAAGTAAAAACCATGAAGCTGATATTGTTACGCTCGCTGAATTCCTAGATGGAGTTTGTGGCGTAATCGTTGATGAGGTTCATATGGCAAAAGCAGAAGTGTTAAAAAATCTCTTAACACAGAACTTAAAAAATGCACCAATAAGATGGGGATTAACTGGCACAGTGCCAAAGCAGCCATTTGAATATCAAAGTATTTTTGCAAGTATCGGGCAAGTGGTTGGTGGTATTAAAGCCCATGAGTTACAAGATATGGGGGTGTTATCACAGTGCCACGTCAACGTTTTACAGCTATTGGACACTGAAACATTTCGTTCATACGCAGATGAAATAAAATACCTAGTAACAAATAAAGATAGAATAACTTATATTAGTGATATTTTAAATAACATAGTTACACCAACTGGTAATACACTAATACTGGTCAATCGGATTGATACCGGCAAATTGTTAACAACCTTAATTCCTAATTCTGTTTTTGTTTCTGGTGAAGTTAAAACTAAGGATAGAAAAAGCGAATATGATGAGGTATCAACTAGTGACGATAAAGTGATTATCGCAACCTATGGCGTCGCGGCTGTTGGTTTGAATATTCCTAGAATTTTTAACTTAGTATTAATTGAACCTGGTAAAAGTTTTACTAGAGTAATCCAAAGTATCGGTCGTGGTATTAGAAAAGCTAAGGATAAAGATTTTGTGCAAATTTGGGATGTTACCTCAACATGTAAATATGCAAAGAAACATCTAACTGAACGTAAAAAGTTTTACAAAGAAGCAAAATACCCATTTACTATTGAAAAACTTGACTGGAAGTAGTATAATGAATATATTAACAGTTGAAAATAATACTTTCTCATTAAACAATTTACCAGATGAGGTGGACGATTCCACAAGATTTGGTGTATTAGATAACAGTAATCCATTAGACCCAGATTTCTTTTTTGTTCCATTAATATTTCTAGAATCATTTAATTCACCGGCAATGGTTCTTAGAATTGGTAATAAAGAAATTACAATGCCCCTAGATTGGTGCATTGCTGTCGGTGATAGTACTTGTGCAGCAAATATAGAAATCATACCACTTACCAGTTTAAATGACCGTGGTTTTGATGCATTGGTATATAATCCATTGAGTTCATATAGGCTAGAATTTTACCCAATTGAAATAGTAAATTTCTATACTGATATAAAATGGTATTTTCCAAAAATGAAAAGTGGGCAACTATTGGCAACCCCGTTAAGATACGGTGAACAACCAGAATGTGCTTACTTTATTAAAGAAGTTTCAAGACAAAGTGAAATAATTCACATGGATAAATTATTATAATGATATAATATCCAATACCATACCACTATTCAACAATAATACATTTATGACAGACACCCTACTATTAAAAGAAATACTTGCAGCAGTTGATACAAATGTCAAAGAACTCTGGGATGCATCCGATGACGACAATAAAAAAGTAATTAAAGGTGATTTATTCCGGCTGAATCGTTATATCAGCAATGTTAAATCTGGTGGTAGGGAAACAAAAGAACATTTTGTTTTAACTGTTAATGAATATTTTAATAAACATTGGCATACCTTACAGCAACATCCAAAACTCCTATGGATGTTGCTATGTATGTGTAACCTAAATGGTAAAGTATTCTATCACGAATGGATTGGCTATAAAAAGAAAACCGATAATGTAGACAAAAAAATAAAATTCTTACAAGAACTTTATCCAAATTACAAAATGGATGAATTAGAATTATTGGCATCAATGTACACAGATAATGAAATAACGTCATTAGCTATGGAATTGGGATTAGATGAAAAACAATCAAAGAAACTTTTAAAATGACAGAAAAACCATATGTATGCAAGTATTGCAATCATGGTTTTTTACGTGAAAGTACGCTAATGGTTCATGTATGCGAAAAGAAACGTCGCGCACTTGCCCAGCATGAAAAACACGTAATGATTGCATTTGATACTTTCAAAAAATTTTTCAAAACTGTGCAAAACTCAAAAGAAAAAACATATGAGGATTTTTGCAATAGTCAATATTATACCGCATTTGTTAAATTTGGTAGCTATGTTAGTAACGTAAAACCATTATATCCAGACCATTTCATAAAATATATAATTACCAATAGTATTAAATTAGATCATTGGTGTCATGAAGAAGTGTATGATAAGTACGTTATAGAACTACTTAAACGTGAAAATGTTGAAACCGCATTGCAACGCAGTATATCAACTATGATATCGTGGGCTGATGCACATAATACAAATTGGGATAAATATTTTCATGATGCCAGTTTATCCCGCGCAGCATTTGATATCAAAGATGGTAAAATTAGTCCTTGGCTAGTATTGAATTGCCAATCTGGAAAATCAATGTTGAAAAAATTTGATGACCAACAATTAAATATGATCAATTCCGCAATCGACCCGCAGTATTGGTTATTAAAATTTAGACGTAACCCAGCCGATTTAGAAATAGTAACACAATTAGTAAAAGATGCTAATCTATGAAAACACCTGATATCGATATTGATTTTTATGACAGAAAAGCCGCATTGGACTTCTTACCACACATTATTGCCTCGCGCACCACCGAAACAAACTTAGTTGCACATAACTCTGGAATATATGTACAACAAATACCACATAATCCTATTACAAATTTAAGCACAATTGATTACAAAGAAGCAGAATCACGTGGATATTTTAAAATTGACTTCTTAAATGTCCACGTATATAATGGCGTTAAGGATAACGACCATTTACTTAAACTGATGGAGACTGAGCCCATATGGGAACTTTTAGTAAACGAAGAGTTTGTGAATCTACTATTTCATTTGAACGGGCATACCGATATTCTGAAACAAACATTGCCGACTTCGGTGGAACAATTAGCTGCAGTCCTAGCAATGATACGCCCCGCGAAACGCTATCTGATTGGGAAAGATTGGACCACGGTGATGAACGAGGTATGGGTGCCGCCAACCACAGGTGAATATTATTTTAAAAAATCACACGCAATTTCTTACGCAGTTGCGGTGATAGTACAAATGAATCTTATCACCGAATCATTGCTTTAATTATCTGACTTTTCTTACTAGCGTAATAGATTTTCGTTTCGCCCGTTTAATGGTTAAGTCCATTATATTTACTATTGGACCTAAAATTATACGGGTGTCCTTGCTATTAAAAGTTTTTATAGAATAATTAAATGGTTGTATTTGATCCCTACAAAAGATAGATATGGGGAATTGTCTGTTAGATTCCCACCACCAAATCTCACCAATATCTAATAGTTGCGCCTTTTCAGACGGTGATTTCAATGTACCAAAATCGTAAAAGCTTGTTACATATTGATCTTGATTTATAATTATTCCTATATATTCATTACCACCATATGTTAATACACTAACATATGGTAGATTCTGTTCTATTTCATTTCTTAATGTCGTCATTTATTTTATATAGTGTAAGCTATATTTATCATCACAGTATACGATAAATACTATAAACATGAAAACCAGCCGGATACTAACTAATGCAAAAAATATCAAGATATTTATATCCAAATAGAATAGAACTACTTGCTGATTTGGCAGGATTCACAGTGGAGTTTACTAACGTGTACCAACGAACTATCAAAATATATAACGGTATCGATAACACCATCGAATTCGATATCAAGAATGCTGACCAAAAACGCATAGACTTAACAATTTTTTCCGACATCCAAATGAATGTAATGGATGTTTCCGGGAACGCATTGCCTAACAGTCCTTATACTGTAGCACCAACCGACCTAAAAGGTATCTCAACTGTAACTATTCCATCTACTGATTTAGCTGGATTGTCTGAACAATCCCTAGTATATAGCGTAACTGCAACTAAAGATAATCAAGATGTAGTAATGTTATATGCCGATGCACGATTTAGCGCAGTTGGATATTTACAACTAGCCAATAATGCTATGCCAAAAACAAAACCATCTCGCGTGTTTGATACATTTACCGCTGAAATTGATTTAAATGGCGTGCCAATTTATCATTCATCAGCAATTCCTTGTAAGTCATACGAAGCAATTCCATCAGCCACTATGTCCTTTGAAATCCACGTAACTGGATTCGTCGGGTCAATATGGATCGATGCAACTAAAAATGACACGATAAATGTTGAAGCATTCAAAGCCGCTGGTAAACCATTTGGCTCTTGGACACAAACACCTCAAGATGGAAAATATACAGGTATAATACCATTTGCCGCATCAGTACCAATTAATGACTATTCATATTTTAGAGTGTCATATCAATCACTTTCAGTAAATGGAATTGGCGCATCATTCGACGTCGTTAAATCAGGCGGCCAATATTCTGTTACTATTCGTAATGCTGGTACCGGTTATACCACTGGCGCTATCATACGAGTACCAGGTACCCAATTAGGCGGTGTTGACACAGTAAACGATTTGTTTATAACCGTTACCGGCGTCAACGGTAACTCATCCACCGCCCCATCTAGTTATACAATCAGTTCAATTGCAGCAATATCAATAGATGGCGTTGCATCAACTGGAACTCATACCTATGTTGTATCAGGTATTAATTACTCAGGAATGGTTGACAAAATTATTGTGCTATAGTATAATAGCATAATGAACTTAATCACAGATACCATTCAATTATATCTCCCAGCCAAACGGAAAACCACTCCAAGTGGCTGGGTTTCTTTCAATGCCGTATGTTGCAATGATACTCGCCAACGCGGTGGGTTCATTGTAAATGAAGGCGACGCAATTTCATACCATTGCTTTAATTGTGGATTCAAGTGTAGTTGGCAGCCAGGTCGCCAACTTAGTAAAAATATGAAAGCATTTTTACGACACCTTAATGTCCCAGACGATCTAGTAACTAAATTAGTTTTTGCCGCTATCAAATACTTACACGAACATTCGGATACCACCACCATCCCATCAATCCCACGATTCGATGCTCGTGCGTTACCGTTAGATGCAAAACCAATTTTAGACTTTATTAATGATGTACCAGAAGAATTATTCCCAGTTTTAGAGTATATGAACACCCGAAACTTGTTCTTAGAAGATTATAATTTTTACTGGACCCCACGAACAGGATTTAATAATCGTCTTATTATGCCGTATTATTACAAAGGAAAAATTGTAGGATATACCGCTAGGGCAGTTAATAATGATAAAACTAGATATCTCGCAGAACAACAACCGGGTTATGTGTTTAACCTAGATGCACAAACCGATAATCGAACTTTTGTAATTGTATGCGAAGGTCCAATCGACGCAATTAGTATTAGCGGCTGTGCATTACTAGGTTCAGAAATTAAAGATCAACAAGATATTCTACTAAAACAATTACGAAAAGAAATCGTTCTAGTACCCGACCGTGATGCCGCTGGTGAAAAACTAGTAAGTAAAGCGTTGGAATATGGTTGGTCAGTATCAATGCCAGATTATCCACCTGGTATTAAAGATATCAATGATGCCGTTGTACAATTAGGAAGATTGGCAACATTATGGCTAATTGTAACAGCAAAAAAATCAGGAACCGCCGCAATTGCGGTTCGGGCAAAACAATGGTTTAAGGAAACAACATGAGAACATTTATATATATTTTACTCCATCCATTTCAATGGTATAAAGAAAAACAAGAATTAAAAAAACGTATAGAAGAAATGCGCAAACGTGACCCATTTATTTACAAATGATAACATGGGGAATTAGTGCAAATAGCCATGATGCCGCACTTGCTGTATTTGATAACAACAATTTGATTTTTGCTAGTCATAGTGAAAGATTTAGCGGCATTAAAAATGATGCCAATCTTTGTGATGAATTAATAAATTATGCATCTAAGTTTGGAAACCCATCAAAAATATACTGGTATGAACGCCCATTACTTAAATCAATTAGACAACTAGTAGCTGGGCAAGGATTAAAATTTGATGATAATAATATCAAAAAATATCTATCCACTTATCATCTAAATGTACCAATTACATATACCGCACATCATCATAGCCACGCCGCTGCAGGCTATTATACCAGTAGCTTTGCTGATGCTTGTATATTAGTGATAGACGCAATTGGTGAATTTGAAACCATGACAATCTGGCATGGTACTGGAAACAAATTAAAAAAAATATGGTCTCAAAATTATCCCAATAGCATTGGTCTGTTTTATAGCGCAATGACTCAACGAGTTGGGTTGAAACCAAACGAAGATGAATATATCTTAATGGGGATGGCAGCATACGGTGGTAATAAACTTGAACAGCGCATCTATGACGATTTTGTTGCTGATAATTTTAAGTTTAGACGGAATTTACACCGTGGCTGCTTAGATTGGGCACCAGACTTAACTGTATCTGATTATTTTGATATTGCATCTGGAACACAATTAGTGTATAATAGAATGTTCAAAGATGCACTAGAGCTGGCAAAAAAACTAGTTCCAAGTGATAATTTAGTATTCATGGGTGGATGCGCATTGAATTGTAGTGCCAACCCACTGGCTTACAAATATTTTAATAATGTTTGGATTATGCCAAATCCTGGTGATGCAGGAAGCGCAATCGGAACAGTGCTAGCACATACCAAAAATAGAATACGGTTTAACCCATATATTGGATATGATATCGGGTATCATTCCACTAATGCAGAAATAGTGGAATATCTTATCGCTAATCAAGTTTGTGGTATAGCAAGAGGTAAAGCAGAATTTGGACCCCGCGCATTAGGTAACAGAAGCTTAATCGCTGACCCGCGTGTACCAAATATCAAAGATAGGGTTAATACAATTAAAGATAGACAAGCATTTCGTCCATTTGCACCAATGGTGTTGGAGGAACACGCGTCAGAACATTTCGACCTTATCAGTACCGATAATCGATATATGCAATATACCGCCACTTGCAAATATCCAGATAAATTCCCAGGAATAGTACATGCTGATGGAACCAGCCGTGTGCAAACTGTTGGAAAAAATGCCGACCCACAAGTAAGAACTCTATTGGAAGAGTGGTATTCTAAAACCGGATGCCCAATGCTTCTCAATACTAGTCTGAATATTAAGGGTCATCCAATGGTTAATACCATAGGAGATTCTAAAGTATTTGAAAATACTTATAATGTAAAAGTTTTTAATTAAAGTAATAACAGCCACGGAGGGCTTATATGAATGTAAATTATGGATTCGATGTACAAAAATTATACCTAGAAATGATGCTAGTGGACCCAGAATCATTTGTTAGATGTCAATCAATTTTTGACCACACTTTATTCGATAAAAAGTTACAATTACCAGCAGAATTCATTAAAGAATATGTTGATGTCTATAATGTAATCCCAACCTTCGAAATCGTAAACGCAACCACCAAAGCTAATTTTGCACCACCTGCTAACTTACGCGCAGAAAATTTTGATTGGTTGTTAAACGAATTTGAAACATTCACCCGACATAAAGGACTAGAACGCGCAATCATCGAATCAGCCGATTTATTAGAAAAAGGTGAATACGGTACAGTCGAAGATAAAATTAAACGCGCAGTCCAAGTCGGTCTACAAAAAGATATGGGTACCGATTACTTCGAAGACCCTAAAAAACGTCTTTCAAAAATCAAAGATAAAAATGGCCAAGTATCAACCGGCTGGAAAAACGTCGATGATAAACTTTTCGGCGGTATGAATCGCGGTGAACTTAATATCTTTGCCGGTGGTTCTGGCGCAGGTAAATCACTATTCCTAGCAAATCTTGGCGTTAACTGGGCACTAGCCGGTCTTAATGTTCTTTACCTTACACTAGAACTCTCAGAAGAACTAGTCTCAATGCGTATCGATTCCATGATTACCGGTATACCATCCAGAGATATCTTTAAACAAATCGATAACGTAGAACTTAAAGTTAAAACCATCGGTAAAAAAGCTGGGTCACTGCAAGTCAAATATATGCCATCCGGCAAAAATGCCAATGACGTAAGATCATATTTAAAAGAATATGAAATAAAAACTAATAGAAAAATTGATGTACTGTTAGTAGATTACCTAGATTTGCTAATGCCACTCTCGAAGAAAATCAGCCCAGCTGACCTTTTCATCAAAGATAAGTACGTCTCGGAAGAACTTAGAAACCTAGCAGTAGAAAAGAATTGCTTATTAGTCACCGCATCTCAGCTAAACCGTGGCGCAGTAGAAGAAGTTGAATTCGACCATAGCCATATCTCTGGCGGTCTTTCTAAAATTATGACAGCTGATAACGTATTCGGTATCTTTACCTCAAGAGCTATGCGCGAACGCGGACAATACCAAATTCAACTTATGAAAACTCGTAATAGTTCTGGTACAGGGCAAAAAATCGATTTATCTTTCTGTATCGATTCACTTAGAATCACCGACGCAGACGTTGATGATGAATTCGGTAACCAACCTATGCAATCAGCAGGATCAGCTATTCTTAACTCAATTAGACAAAGATCCACTATCGAAGAACCAAAAGTTACCGCAGAAGTCCAAAGCTCAAAACTAAGAAACCTGTTGAACAATATATAAATAATATTATGAAAATATTTGACATTCTAACCGAAAATACCGAAGAAGATGATTATGTCGCACCTGATAGACGTAACCTACACTTCAAAAACGTTACTGACCGTATTCCACAATTAACAGCGGCTGCCGAAAAACTACGGCACGGTGAAATTGATAAAACCGAATATCGTCGTCTAGTTAACAAATATAAACCAGTGTCGGCGTATGATGAACTACCACCATCCGCCGATGATGATACCATGTATAACACGCTGAAAGTTAACCAACGTGATAAACTTAATACACAAATCCCAGCTGGTACACCCGTTAAACTTAGACTAGATATCCCAGCTTATAAATCTAAGGGAGTGTGGATTCCAACTATTCATAATGCATCTGGTGATCCAATCGCACACGCATCCACCGCTATTATTAAAAATGTTACGTTTGAAGTACCAGAAAAAGGTGCACTGAATATCGCTAGGGGACGCTCAGATAAAGGTAAAAAAGTAGATAAAAATCCACTTGCTACTATGAATGGTTTATACATCCCATCAACCGTAGAACAAGCTAGATTAATCGCACAAGACGCATTATCCAACCCAGAGTGGACTCAAGTTGGTATGGACCCAGAACGACATTCTTATTTCTACGATAGAAAAACACAAGAACCAGTTATCAAAGCTGACCTAGTTATTCAAATCGGTGGCCTAGTTATGGCAAAGAATGTAACCTATGGGGATGAAGATGACTTCATGTATGAGATCTATGAATCAATCGATAAAGATATTGTTGAAGCTATGGGAAACGGAAGTTTTTTTAGGTATGGACCAAAACCACCCAAAGGACCAAACGATTTCCATCCATGTGTTGATGCAACCGACCCAAACTGCCCAGGTCATAACGCTGGCCTAAAATACCAATTAGGTCACCCGAATGACCCACTGTCCGCAGAAGAAGATTTGAATCACCCAAGTTTCAGAAACGGTAGACAACAAGCTCAACTAATGCAAAAACGTGGCTGGAAAGCTATCGGTCCTACTATTAGCCGAAACCCAGACGCACAAGCAAACGATATGCAAGCTAGACAAGCAGCACTTCAACAACCCGTAAAAAAGCCCTCGTAAGAGGGCTATATCGCTACCGGATCACTAAACACTAACGTACTCCCTCGCATCATTAAATTCCCATTGTGCAAATCAGGATGGTACGAACTTTCCGTAAATATGTATTTCAATATCTCATATATGTTCGGATGCTTACGACTAAACTGCTGATACTCACGATACAACTCATCATACATCGAATCATTCTTGTCAACCCGGTTTTGTAGTACCGCAAACACCGCAGTAAAATAATCCATATACTTTCTATAATTCTCATACGGTAAATCAACTAATTTCTCAGTCCGGATACAATAAGTATCAGCATTGATTCTTATTATACCACCCTTAAACTTCGGTAAATGAGGATTGTCAGCATGCGCCTTACTATACTGGATAAACTCTATATACGCAGGATCTTCCTTAAATAACTTAAATAACCACGGATACCCAGGCTTCTCATATACAGTCCCATACGCACCAGTCCCCATATACTCGAATCCATTCGCAACCATATACTCCTTAAACTTGTTAAACTGCTTGCGATTCTCATCCTCCGGATTATCTCTAACCAATGTATTCTTAGCCGCCTGATAATGCGCATTACCCTTGTATCCAGTTAACTCTTTTAATTTCATCTATTTCCCCTCACGCAAATGGATCTGTTATTACAGGCATCACACCACGCATCATCACATTACTCTCATCTAAATCAAATGTGTAATTCCTAAACGCAACCAAATCCCGCAGTAACTTCATCAACTCAGGAAACTTTGTACTAATCTGAGAAATACTACGCCGATATTCATCCGCCATCTCATCATCAAACGGATCATCATCCACCAAGCCTAACGCAGCATTCTGTAACGTCTCAACAAACTTCATACCACTTCCAGGCAACGGATTTAACTTCTCTATCTGTACACAATACGTATTCCCAGATATCTTACGCAACCCACCCTTAATACGCGGAACATGCGGATTACCCTGGTTAACCCTACAATACTTGTAATACGACATATACGCAGGATCACCACTAAACACCTTAAACAACCACGGATATCCTTCCTTCTCATATACATCAGCATTGTTACCAGTGCCAACACGATGAAATCCATGCTGCTTTATATACTCATAGAAATTGTTAAACGCAGCATCATATCTGGTCTTCTTACCACCACTAAACTCATCCTTGGCCTTATCAACAATCCCCTGGATAGGCGTATTATGATACCCAGTCAATTCCCGTAGTTTCATATTTCCACCTTAGTTCCCCAACCACTTCCTACTATCGGATCAGTGATTACCGGAATATCACCACGCTGCATGATGTTGTTAAAATGCAAATCTAATCGATATCCACTCTTAAATATCATCGCCATTATCTCATATATACCAGGATACGCCTCACGATATTCTTCTAACTCAGCTCGTACACGTTCCATAGTCTCCTCGTCCCATCCCTTCTTTATACCACGTACATACCACTCAAATGCTCCAACCGCACGATCAACATCATTGTATACATCCTTGTCTATCGGAGATAATTTTTCCATCCGTATGGCATAAGTCTCATCATTTATCTTAATCACACCACCCTTAATCTTAGGAACATTAGGGTTATTCTGGTGAGAACGACACCACTTATAATAAGTCATATACGCCTCATCATTCTTGAATACCTTAAATACCCACGGATGATTAGGATGCTCCCACACACCAGCATACGCCCCAGAACCCAATTGCCGAAATCCCTTAGCAGTCAAAAACTTGTTAAATTGCATCATCTGATAATATGGCGCATATTCCAAACTACTCTTGTTAGGATCTAACTTGCCTATTATGTCATCATCGCCAGTTGCAGGATTATCAGCCGGACGCTGCTTAAATATATCCTTTGCACCCTGCATGTACTCATTATCACGATATCCACTTAATTCTTCTATTCTCATCAAAAGTCCTTTAATATCTCTACACTCACTAGAGTAAAACACCATCAATTATGGTACCTTACTCTCTCTAGTGCCCTTTCATATTTAGCCTACTTTTTCTATACCGGAGCGCAAAATTTTTCCCGCCCAAAAATTTCAACAAGGTACTTACACTTTGGACCCACTTTTCCTACACAGTGTGAAAACCTGAGCCGCGCAAAAAATTAGAAGAAGGTACTTACACTTTGATCGACCTGTTTTTCTATATATCGACCTTTTTTGAGGCAAGTTTTTAGGAAAGTTTTTGAAAAGTTGGAGAAAAGTTGGGAGAAAAGTTGGAGAAATTTTTGTGGAAATTTTTGTGGAAATTTTTGGAAAAATCAGGGAGTTTTTTGAAAGAATTTTTGTCCGCCGCAACAAAAGTTGGCACGATTTTTGCATATATACGCCACCCCCCCTTCGGTTGGCACGATTTTTGCATCGTAAAAAATATTTGACAAATATTTTTTTATATGATACGCCTCCCCGTTGGCACGATTCCTGCATTGTCAATTACCGTGCCACACCATACCACCACGCATAAAAAAGCACGGGCAACGCCCGTGCTGAAATTCGCGTTTAAACGCCCGTGACAGCACGAGGGCGGTCTACCCGCCCCCTTACCATTGCCGCTATATCGTTTGACCGTTGGCGGTCAATTTAACGACATTTTCAAGGCTAATCGTTCTAATGATAGCTGAATGATAAACGTCATTTTTAAGATTATATACCCTGCCGCTATCATCCATTAAGGTTTTAGCCGCTGAAGGTGTCAAGAAAATGGCTACTTCATCACGGGTAACTTCTTTGCCGTCGATGTAATACGTTGATTTTGCGCTATTATAAAGCGCGTACAAATATAACTTGCCTGTTTTTTTATGGCTTACTAAACTATAACATTCATGTGAATGCTCAAAGAAGGTTTCGCTTTTTTCAAAATCGGTAGCATTATCGCTGTCACTGGTTTTAGCGATTTTGTTTAGGTACGGATCAGCATCCTTCAACCCGTTGAAAAGCATAATTGATGCTGTAGTTACTTTACGGATTGCCATTGCTTTATATTTAGCGGCAACTCCACCTACCGCTGTATCAGTTACCATTGACGCGATAGCCGCGCCTTTTGTTGATGCCATTACGTTTAAAAAATCTGGTTTGTTCATTTTTATGCTCCGTTTGATGTGGGGGGCGAAATTGCCCCCCACTGACTGCGTATTTTACAGGATTATTTTATACTGTCAACTCTTTTTTTTCTGGCAATCTTACGCGCGGAACATCCGCGTATTCATGTAATGAATTAAACCCCCACATTAACACGGGGTTTTCTAGCGGTGTAACTTCACCGCTGTAGACGTTGGTTGATTCATGCGCCCATGATATATGTTTATCGGTATCTAATTGATCCCATTTTGACCATGCACGGGCGTACCCGTTGAATACATACATACGATAAAACCATGAACCGTCAACGCCTTGCGCCACTTGAACATTTCGCCCGTAGCTGTCACTGCCATTAAAAAATCTTTTTGCTTTCATTTTATGCTCCGTTTGATGTGGGGGGCGAAATTGCCCCCCACTGATTGAGTATTATACAGACTTGTTTTGCCTTGTCAACCGTTTTTAAACTAATTTTTCGATGCTATCGCCATTGATTGACACGATTTTTAGCCCTGTATATTGTTCAACGTCATTAGCGTCAATGGTTTTATTCACGCCCGCACCGCATGAAAACCACACGTCATGACGTGCCGCACCATAAAACGGTGAAAATGACTCACCGTCATTATAACGGATTAAACCTAGTTTGATTGCTTTTTCTACCACTTTTTTTGCTTTCATTTTCTTTGCCCCTGTTTGATGTGGGGGGCGAAATTGCCCCCCACTGATTGCCTATTATACAGACTTGTTTTGCCTTGTCAACTCTTTTAGGCGAAATATTCTAAAACTGTTTTTTCTAATTCACGATCAATTACTGGCGTGATTTTTTTAACTAGCCAATCAGCTTTATAGCCTTTTCGATCCATTACAGTGAATTCAAGTTCCACGTATCCAAAAAAATCATCACGGTTACACGCTCCAAAATCAGCGGGTTGACGATAAAAATCGTCAATGCCCAATAAGCAAGGTATTCCAGCGATATTCGCTGGCACGAGCGTGGTGTAAGAATCTGATAATTTAGCCATTGTTTTTGCTCCGTTTGATGTGGGGGGCGAAATTGCCCCCCACTGACTGCGTATTTTACAGACATTTTCGCCCGTGTCAATACTCAAAACGAAAAAAAATGAAAATAATTTTAAAAACGTGCTGGCATTTAGAATTTGCGTTTTAAGCCACCACCACGCCACGAAAGCAAAAAAGCAATGCCATTGCACCACCTGCAGGGCTTACAGGGCAATTTTGAACGCTTAGGCGTGATAACAGGGGCGAACGCTGGAGCGTGATAACAGGGGCGAACGCTGGAGCGTGATAACAGGGGCGAAAACAGGCACAAACACAGCAATGACGCGGCTTGCGCCTGTTTTCAGTGTATTATTTAATAAAATCAATCAGTAAAACTGCCGCGATCATTACGAACGCCATACCCACAA